CGGTAAGCCCGAGTCCAAACTTGCCGTTGAGTTCATCGATCTTCGGGAAGAGAATATTGGCGCCGTCGCCTATCGTCGGCATCAGCCACGCAACAATCTCTCCTGGGAACATGTCGGCGATCTCGATCGCTTCGACGCACATCACCTCTGTTTTGCCGCTGCGCCGCGTGCCATGCAGCCCACGGAAGAAGCTCGGATCCTGCCTGAACGCGAGCTGCTTGGGGTGAAGATGCCCCGTCAGGTCGATACGCGGCTCGTATTCCCTGAAACAGTCGCGCCAGTCTTCCTGCCATGCTCCCGGGTCGAACACTCACTCGCTTTCCGCGCGCGGCACAGCCAGAGCGGCCTGCTGCGTGATGCGCATTCGAATGCCTGCCAAGATAGCCTCGATCGTTGCCTTCTCTTCAGGCGTCGCGCCTTCTGGAAGCTGGAACCAGCGATGCTCCGTCAGCTTCGCCAGCATACGCGGTGGAGGACATGCGAGCAGCTTGTCTTGCGCTTCCCTATTACGCTCCTGCCCATCGAACTCGTCAGGCACCGTTCGAATGTGCCCGCCGAAGTCCTCCGGATGCATCAGCTTAAGATACAGGTCTGTGGCTTGCGGGTTCACCTTGCGAAGAATCTGCAAGCCGGTGATCGTGTCGCTGACGTCTGTTCCTTCTTTCTCGTTGATGCCTTTCGTGAAGTGCACGCAGATCGGGTCGTGAGCGGAGATAGACCCAATCTGCAACCAGCGCTCGAACGTCTTAGGACTGACGCCGCATGACTTCGCAGCGAAGCGCCGCGGCATGGTTTCCCGCGCCGCGATCAGCTTGTCAGCGAGTTCCAGGGACAGGCCGTTTGGTCCTGGAACTGCGTAATCTTCTGGCTTCGGTGTCTCTGGCTCTTTCGGCGCAGCGACGCGCGTCGTCGGCGTCTCCGAAGACGTGATATCGCCCGCAGCCCCAGCAGTACCAGCGCGACGCCTCCTTGTTCCCTGGCTCTTCCCGCGCGCCGTCGCCATTGCTCACAGCTCCGGCCCTTCGAACGCCAGTGCTTTGACGCGATCCCAGTTAGTGAAGCAGTACCGAACGCCGTTCACGCGACAGTCCGAACTCATGCTGTTGATGAACACTGCCATACACCCGATCGCGTCAGCTTCCGGGATGATCTCGATCGGCTCTTTCGTTCGGATTCGCACGATGCCTCCGTCGGCGCTGACGGTCGTATAAGCGCGCGTATCGCCCAGCGCTTGCTGCCCTCCTTCCCCGATCGACATGCCGCCAGCCCCAACATCGACGATGCGTTCTGCGCTGTAGCGCACCTTAGAGTTGGGGTTGTCGGAGATGCGGATCTCTCCGTTCTTCGCATCGTTCGTCAGGATGAATCCGGCTTGCTGCGCCTTCTTACCGAGCGTGAACCGCACCGCGGCTTCATCTTGCACGCTCATGAAGTACACCCCGAGCGGTCGCGGACGTTCGTCGCCAGGGTTGAAGACGCAGAGCGCGGCATCGACCGGAAGCATCATCAACGGCGAGTCGTCATAGTCCTTCCAGTTGACGTATTGACTCGCGTCGAACCCGATCACGTCACCCGGCTTCAGGATGAGATCGAGGCGATACTTGTCCTTCATCCAGGCGCCGCCGCGGCCAACGCTGCGCACGGTTCCCCAGGCCATCTTGTTCTGACCCGGAGAGTTCTTGTATTCGACGGTGCGCCCGACCTTGACGGTGCCGAATTCTTTCGTGTGAATCTCTTCGCCGTCGCAGCCCATCGGCGACATGCGCTTTTGGACTTCGTAGTTGGGCGTGCACAGGATCGAGTTGTTTTTGGCTATGAGCTTCATCACACGATCCCTTTCACGGCTTTCCCTCCGTGGATCAGTTTCCACTTCGTCTCATGAACAGCGTCCGTGCGCGCTGAGTCGATCGCGGCCAGAACTTCGTTGCTGACGTTGTATTCCGCGCGCAGTTGCGTTGTGAATCTGCGAAAAAACACCTCGACGTCATGGACGGTCGAATCGTTCTTTCCGTTATCTGTCAGCAGACACCATTCTCTGTGCACTTCTTCTTTGGTCATTGGCTTTCGTCCTTCCTCACGCAACGCCGCGGCGTTGCTGTTCCGTCATGCGCTTCGCTTGCGCGATGCGCGCGGCTCTCGTGTCGCTCAGACTGGGTTTCTTCCCGCTGCCGTTCGACGGAGGCGGTTCCGGCAAGCGCTGACCCGGCTTGTCCTTCGAGCTGCCCGACTTGTCGTTCTTGTCCTTCGTCTTCGACTCCACCTTCGGCTCGAGCCCGAGACGCTTCAGCCGGCGCACTTCGCGCGCGTGGAGTTCGTCGAGAACGCGCTTCGCGACCTGGCGCGGCAGTTCGCCCGGCTTCTTCTGCTTCAGCGCGGCGCGGATCTTGTCGAACGCCTCGTCGAGCGCATCCGGGTCCGGCTTCTTCGGGTCGTCCGGGTTCTTCAGGAACGGGTGCTGGGCGAACGCCACAGCAACGCGCGCCTTTGCCTCGGCGCGGGACTTCTCGGTGTCCTGTTCCTTCTTCGATTCATCGCCCTTTCCGGCCTGCTCGGCGCGCTGGCGCTCCCATTCCGCCTTTTCCCGGCGCCAGTCCTGCTCTTCCTGGCTCGGCTGCGGCTTGGCAGGCGCAGACGGCTTGTCGCCCACACCCGCCAACCATTGCGTGATGCGCGACAGCGGCGCTCCCTTGCCCATCTTCTCGATGGCCCTGGCAAACTCGATCTTGTCGTCGTTGTCCCATGCCTGTTGACCCTTCGCCACCCAGCCAAAGCGCTCGGATGCCTGGCGCTGCAACGCCGTGATGCGGTTGTGCTCGTTGATCAGCTCTTGCCGCGCTGTCTTGAACTCCGCTTCCTTCTTCGCGTGTTCCGCATCTTTCTTTGCGACGTCTTCGCGCCATTCCTTCTGCTTCTTCTTCAGCTTGTCTTCGCGCTTACCGAGCCGAATAAACGACTTCGTCAACTCGTCCTGAGTCTTCGGCTTCTCCTCGCCTTCGTCGCTCGACTTGTCCGCATCGGCGCTCTTGTCGTCGTCCGACTCGATGAGCCGAGTCAGAGCGCTTTCGCCGGACTCGGGATCGCCGCCGTCGTCGCCCGACTCGATCGTGTCCGCCGGCTTCGCCGCTGGAGCCGGCTTGCTGGGCGCAGCCTCCGCCGGTGCGGACGGTGCCGCGGACGGCTTCTGCGCGTTCGTTACGGCTCGTGCTTGCGCCAGCCGCGTTTCGAGAGTTTTCGGATCGCCCATCTTTCTGACTTTCTGTTATGCCGGCGGGGCCGGCGTAGCCATCTGTGCCTGAGGAGGCGGCTGTTGCAACGATGCAATTCGCTTCTCTTCCTCTTGTATCAGTACCATACAATCATCGCAAAACTTCTCAAACCAAACGATCCGCTGTTCCGGGATGCCTTGCTGCTTTGCGCGCATGTACGCCAGATTCATGATACGCAGCGCGCTTTTCAACCCTTCGAGTTGCATCGAACGCAGCGGCGGCTGGTAGAAGTCGCGTCCCATGTCCCGGATGGGAGTCTTTCGGTAGCGCTCGATCTGCTCTTCGACGAACCCGTCGAGTTCATACAGCTGTTGCGCCATGCGCGTGTCGTCGTACGTCCGGAACATCTGGACCATGTCCGAACCCTGGAACGGCACCGACGGGTCCTGCATCCACTTCTCGGCCTTCTTCAGACGACCAGCTGGCGTGTCCTTGTCTTCGCTTGCAGCCTGAATCTCCAGAATGTACTTCGAATCATCCAGATCCAGATCTTCGGCGCGTAGCTTGCGCCGGAATTCCTTGTCGCCCACCCACAACTCGAAACCGCGCTTTGCGATGCTCTGCAGACACCAGACCATGATGCGAGCGTGTCCCACTGCACGCGCCTCGATTGAGCGGCGCTCCGCGTCCGCGTGAGACTCGGTGTAGTAGCTAGCTGCCAGGCTTTCGTGGATGCCGCTGGTAGTGCCGGGCTGCTTCCCTCCGCCAGCATGGTTGCGCTGGATGGCGCCGGCATCGAATTGCGCCTGATCGTACACGGCTTCCAGCTGCATCGAGTCCTTGGAATACTTCGGCATCTCGAAGACCTTGTGTGAGCCTTCGAGCGGACCGTCGACTTCGAAGACGTGCACGGCGCGCGCGCTCTTGAACGATGCCGCGGCGGAAGCGGCGCCGGCCGTTCCCTTCGTCACTCCGATGACAACCTGTGGCGTGTTGCGCTCCGAGTGATCGACGTCATGCAGAATGCGGTTCTGGTACATTGACTGGACATAAACCAGCTGCGTCAGAGGCGTTCCGCCGTCCGTGCCGATCTCTGGCTCGTATACCCAACGAACCATCGGCGGGAGCGGCTTGCTGTAACTGCGGTCTCGCAAGATGGTCTGGTCTTTGAGACAGAACATCTGCCGTCCAGGCTCTTTGCCAACCTGGACCGCATACCCATAAATGATTCGCACTTCGCGGCGCTGCAACGTCGTATTGCTGACGTTGCTATTCGAGTCGTTCAAGCTTTGCCCTGACTTGAACTTCCCTTCGCGCATCTCGATGTTGTCGTATATCTGCGCTTTGAACTTGAGCCCGAACTTCCGCACCGCTTCTTCCGGGTTCATGTACACGGTGCGCACGACATGCCGCACGGGGCCGTACTGAGTCGCGCGATAGATGCCAGTCGTCAACGTGTCGTCGAGCTCGAGCTCAGGGCGAGTCGAGTTGTTGTAATCGATGCACCAAACATCGTATTGACCCGTCGCTGCGGTTGCGATGAGCCCGCCTCGTCGATCTAGCTCTGCCTTGTTGCCGAAGGCTCCGTGCGGTTCCTTGTACTCGGCACAGATGGCCTGATCCATGTCTTCGGCAGCCGCGACCTGCTCGAAGGTTCCGCCCTTCGTCGTGAACTGAGGCAACGGCGAGTCGTTGGCAAAGCTCTTGTTGACGAACGCGCGCACCATCTCTCTGCAGCGGTTTTTGATGACCGGCGCATCGAGCCCAGGAAACACGTTGCCCGGAAACAGGTCGGCGCCCCACGTGCTCAGGTTCGTTAGCGTGAAGCCTTCGTACAACGAAGCGAAGCGATAGGCGCGTGTCGCTCTCCAGCAGTTCTCAACCATCGCTCGCTCTGACAAGTCGACAAGGTCTCGCGCTGCGTCCGCTTGGTTGACACGCAGCATCCACGCTTCCGCGTCCGCGTTACGCAACCGGTCTTCGAGCTTTCGAGCTAACTGCGTATCTTGTGCGCTGGTCATTCTTCAAACTCCACGATTGGTTACGCTGGACTTGATTGCTGCCATGCCGCTCGGGGCTGGCGCCAGTTCTTCTGCCGTCTCTCCGGCTCCGCCAGGTCCTGGCTGTTTCCGCTTCGCAGCCGCGGCGGATGCATCGCCAATGACCGCGGCAGCTGCGCTGGAGAACATGGGACCCGCCAGGCCATCCGCCTCGAACAGGATGTCGAGCTGCATCTTCGTGGACGTCGGAATGCTCGCGAAGTTCGCGCCGACTTCCTCGATCATGTCAGTCCGCAAGCGCTCGTAGGTGTCACGGTGCGCACCCTTCAACGTCTGGATCTGCAGATGTGTCACGGTGCCGCGCTCGATATCTTCCAGAACGCTCTCCTGATCCATGACAGTGTTCCACTGCGTTGCCCAGTCCCGCATGGCGCTTTCGCTTGGCGGGGCTCCTTTGGGATAGCGTATCGACGTTCGAACTTCCGGTGGCAAGTTCTCTCGAAGATAGCGCAGATTGTCGAGCACGCGAGCCGCCGCGGCCTGGTACAGCTCCGGGCTGACGCTGGCGACGTCTCCGAGCGTGGCCCCGATCACGTCATATACGAGCGCTGGCGCTATATCGGCCTTCTGCAGGATGGCCTTGCGTTCTTCGAATGCGGCGCGCGGGTCGTCGTGTTCTTCGCCGAAGCGCCCGAGAGACGTCCGCAAGCCCTCCGGGTCCGGCGGCTTTGCCAGGCCCGCCAGGACACGCGCCGTGTGCCGGATGCGCTGGGTTGCGGCCTCGTCGATGCTCAGAATGCGCTGGGCAGCGATCGTGCGGTCGTCGGGTGGCGGCGATTCGGGCTCCGGCTCTGCCGCGGACGCTTCGTCGGGGCTGAGCGCAGCGCCCAGCCCGAGCAGCCCAGCGAGCACGAAACCGATCTTCATCGCGTCTGACTTGGGCACTTCGGAAAGAGTAACCTCGATCGAGCCGCCCATGGGAGACATGTGGCGAGTCACGTTCTTGACCTTGTATGCGGCACCCTTCGGCAGCAGCGCTTCGCGCTCAATTGTCCCGTACTGCTTCGAGAAGCCTGCGGCTGAGATTGGCGCAGCGCGCTCGACATGCTCGAACTTGAGCACGACAGGAACATGCCCCATCTCTTCGGCAGCAGCGGTCTCAGCGAACTTGTCCGAAGCGTGAAACGGGGAAAACGACGTGCTCGTAAGTGCGCCTGTCTCGACATACTCTGAGTTGACGAGTCTCGTCGCATCTTCCGGGCTGAGATGAAACCCGCGCCACAGTGCCCCGATGCTCTCGGTCAGACCCGGTCGCTGAAGCTTCTCGACAGCGCTTTCGAACGCCGGCAAAGCTTCGGCGAAACGTTCCTTGTTCGCAACGCTCTCGGCTCCCTGTTGTAGACCACGGAACGTGGAAGCTCCGCCGCCTTCGATGTAATCGAGTAGAGCAAGCTGCTCTTCTGGTTCCAGTGCTTGGATCGCCTTGCCTGTCTTCGTCGCGAGCGACTTCAGCGCTTTTTCGTTCACTTCGATCGTGTCATACCCTCGATGATCTCGCGTGCCGAACCCGCCTTTGCGTTTCACGCTTTTCACGAGTTCGATGCGCTTTGCGCGATCTGCGTCCATCTTTGCGAAGTCTAGCGGCGCCTTCTTGGCTTTTAGCTTCTCCGTTGCTTTCAGTTCGCTTTGATAGACGTGACGCGCGTCGCTCTGAGCGTATCCCTTCGCGTCGAAGACAACGGGACGACCATTGGGAGCGATTCCGATCCGGCTCGCGTCGTACAACGTGTGAAACGACTCTTTCCGAGTTGGCACCTTCGCTTCTTTCAGCATCTTATAAAGATGCTCCGGCTCTTCCCCTCCAAACTCTTTTGCCAGATCGCCCAAAGCCTTATAGCCGGATAGGCGACGAATCTTGCCACGTGCCAGTAAACCAAGTCCGCCAGCGCTAGCCAGCGCCGCGCTGCTGTCTTCGTCGTCGGACGCTGCAACCCCAATCAGGACCGCTAGCGCTCCCATCTCCCTCAGCGCATCTAGCGATGCTGGCTCGATCTGTTCGAGATCAATCACGTGAACGCCTGAACCATACGACCTGTTGACGACCTTGAATGCCGCATCCTTCGGAAGCAACGCCTCGAACTCATGAGGGTTGCGGCTCAACTCTGGACCCATAGCTAAAGCCGCCTCGTCTGCCTTGAGGAAGCGCAACACAACCGAGTTGCTCTCTCTGTCTTTCAACGCGAAGCGCTCGGCGGTTCCTCCGTCAAACGACGTCGACAGAAGCGATGCTGTTCGGAAGTCGTCTCTTGTCAGAAGCTCGTTTAGCTCGTTGTCTTCGAGCCTGATCCCTCTGAAGAGCGCGCCGTGTTCAGTCGGGTTGCTGATCTTCAAAGCTTTCGCAGCCTCGTCAAGATGAGGCAGCAGCGGGCGCAACTTCTCCATCTCTTGACGCAAGTATGGGCTATCGACGTCCGCCCCTTCTCTCAGCGCGCGCATGAGGCCGAATGAGCCGCCGGTGTACTTGCTGATCGCCTCGATTGCTTCAGGCGACAACGACTCTTTGGCACGCTGAGAAGCAACCGCTTCCAACTTCTTCAATGCGTCGAAGTCGGCTCCTTTGACCGCCTTTGGCTTGTCGAGCTGACTCGTTATCTCCGAGTTCTGCCTAACAATCGCGAAAGCCTTTCGTGCTTCCTCCTGCAAAGACGGGTCGTGCTCGAACTCGTCCAACAGTTCTCGCTCCACTCGCGCTCCCGACATAGGGCCGCTCTCTTTGACGCGACGTCTGGCTGCGACAACTCGGTTTTTGACTATCTGGTCTGACGCCTCGTGCGGCTTGACCCGTTCTCCCAATCGCAAACCCTTGCGCGATCCAAGCATGAGACCCGCGGTTGCCATCGCCGCGCCGTCTTCTTCGTCTTCGACCGCCGCAGAGCCCGCCACTGCGGCGATGCCGAGCTTCTCTCCCGCGCTCAGCTTCGACAACAGCAATTCGCGTTTCTTCCCTTGCCGCTTCGCTTCGCGTTCGAGTTCACGTTGCCCCATCCAGATCTCGCGCTGGCCCATCGCTTCCCACATCTTCTCAGCGTAGGAACCGAAGACCTTGGCCATCTCGCCGTCGCCAGCGCGCGCCGCATGGTCGGCGAGAGCTTCGGTCATCTGCATTCCGATGCGGAACCGCTCTTGCGCAGTGCGTGCGTTCTGCAGAGCTTTCTTTGCCTGAGCGGCGAATGCTAGAGCGGCCTGTCCAACCGTTTCTTTGCCAGTCGATTCCGCGCCGACTTCGTAAGGAACGCGAGGAAACAGGTCTTCGTTCTCTTGCAGAATATCCTTCTGCAACTCCCACAGTTCGCGCTCTTTGCCAGGGCCAAACGGCGTACGCCGCGTGATCGCGGCTCGCTCTTGCAGAAGATCGATGAACTTTGGGTCTTTGCCGTACGCAGCGATCCGCGCATCGATGCTGGCCGCTTGCTTCGGCGATCCCTTGAACGCCACGTCAGACCGCCCTGACTTGCTGGCGATGTTCGTCGAGCTCACTTCGCCCAGCGTCTTCACAAGGTCGTCAACGGCAGACTGCAACAGCTGGCGCTGAGCTTCCGGGTCTCCGCCGAGTCGCTTCGGAAATGCCGCCAGCGCCTTGGCCCGCTCCTGCGGAGTCTCGTTCAGGGCGCGTCGGATCTTCTCGCCCAGGTCCTCAACGATGGCTTCCGCTTGCTCCGTGTGCCGCGGCAGTAGTAGCGGGTCTTTCCGTGCTGCTTCAGCTGTTTCCTGGACAGCCTCCTGCACCGTCTCTGCCGTCGTCTTTCCGGATCGCCGTTCCAACCATTCGATCGCTCGCTTCGAGATGCGTGGCCCAAAGTAGTCAGCAACCGCTTTCGCGGCCTCGTGACGGAACTCGCGACCCACCCAACCGAGCGGGCCGACCGCTGCTGACATGGCCGCGCGTGTTGCTGAAGCGACAATCCTGCGACTCCTGGCCTCATCAGCGAACGGCTTGACAGCGGTGTCAATGCCGGCCCCAGCCACCTCGCCGACTTTTCGCCCTGCCTTGTACGTGCCGCGCCCTAGCGCTTCGGTGGCCTTGCCCGTGACGGTGTCGACCGCGCCTGCCACGGCTTCGGATGCGCGGTACACGCCCTTACCAGCCGCCTTTGCGCCGCTCTCCACGGCGCCCAGAGCGCGTTCCGCGAACCGCTTCGCGAAGAAGAGACCGCCAACGGACGCGGCCAGCGTGTTGCCGTCTTCACCCTCCTCGCCTTCGTCCAGAGCAGCGCCCGCCAGGAGCGCTGCGCCGGCCGTGTCCGACCCGTATTGCTTCACGTAGCGCTGTGCCGCATCGAGAATCTGTTGCCCGACCTTTGGGGCCATCTTCTTCCCGAGCTTGCGCGCCGTCAGCCAGCCAGCAACGAAGCCGGGCGGTCCCATCGCAGCGAGCCCGCCGATTGCTCCAACCGTCTGGATCGCTCCCTTGAGAGCGTCGCTGACAGCGTCGTCGTACACGGCGCGGCCGGGGCCCGCTGCGTAGTCCACGACTCCCTGGGCGACCTTGACACCGGCTTTCTCGGCGCGCTTCCTGATGTGGTCGGCAAGCGTTTGCGCGCGCTGCACATCAGGCGTTGTGGACCGCGGTTCCGAGGCGCGCGGAGTCTGCGCCTTCGGAGCGCTGCGCTGCGCTGACTCCACAGCGTCTGCAAGCTCCATTCCGCGTCGGAGCTTTGTGGCTCGCTCGCGAAGCGTCTCGATGACCCGCGAGTTTGCCGTCTCGAACCGCTCGTGAGCTGCGGCGAGTTCTTCGAAGCCCTCGATCGCGCGTTCGAGCGGGCCGCGCATCTGTGCCCGAGCCGCTGCGTCAGCCGACACGAACTCAGTCAGCCGCTCTCGAAGGCTTCCGCCGGCATCTCCAACAGCGCGCCCGATCTTTTCCCGCGCCGCGCCGTGCAGCGTGGCGTGCATCTCTGCAGCGTCACCGAACAGAGCGCGATCGCTGAGTGAGCGCCCCAGAAACCCGCGCGCGTCGTCCACGATGAGCCGCAGGCGATGCGTTGGCGGCAAGTCTGCCGACGACAGTTCGTCAGCCAGGTCGTCTAGCTTATCTCGCGCTGTCGTCGATGCCTTGAACCAAGACGCGCTGTCTGCCGCTCCGTCGATGGCAGCGATCGTCTCGTCGGTGACAGCGCGAACCCGTTCGACGAACGGAGCTGCAACCGGGTCCGTCGTCGCGTCCAACGCCTTCGAGATGCCGTCGAGCTTCCCGGTCGCGTCGGCGCTCCAACTGGTCTGCGCTGGCGTGGTGCGCGGCAACAGGTCGTCGATGCGGCTTTGCACGCCTTCGGCATACGCGACCGACGCCTTTGCGGATTCGACCGTATCATCGAACATCTCGCCAGCTTCGGTCTTCACACGCTCGTTCAGGTCCGGAGCTGCGCGCCGAAGCATCTCGTCACGCTCCGGACCGGGCGGCATGTCAGGGCTGGCCGCGGCTGCCGTGCGACGCGAGCGAGTCTCCGCCTCCAGCAAGGGGCCATCAAACCGCACGTCGTCTGGCACCACGGGGGCCGCTGTCTCGTCGAGCCCGCGCCCCACGTTGCGAGCCATCGTGTTACCGGTTCCGAACATTAGCAGCCCACCGACGCGAGACACGACCTTCGCCGCGGCTGCCGCCAGACCGCTGAAGGCCAGGTCCTGTGCTGCCAACTCCGCCGCGTTGCCCAGCTCGTATTCGCGCCCTTCTTCCGTGCTCTGGACGGCTTCCTCGATGCCGCCAACTGCCGCGCTCTCCAGCGCCATGCCGCCAGCCCGAGCAAGCGCACTAGCTCCCTTGCCGATGACTCCGCCGCTGACGAAGAGAGCCGGCGTATCGACGCCAAGCGCATGTGATATCGGGTGCCGCTCGGCACGCTCCGCGACGCCTGGATCGGCCAACATTGCATCACGGCGCGCCTGGAAACCCTCTTGCGCAGCCTGAACCGCTGGCGCCTGTTCAGGGAACAGAGACTCCGCGAGCCCGCTGTCATCGAGGCGGAGCTTGCCCAGTTCGCGCCCGGCTTCGGCGAGACCTTCCGCGTACGTCTGGCCCTTCTCTTTGAGCTTCTCAGTGAACGGCTTCGCTTCGTACTCGCGTTGCTTGCTGATCCACTCGATCTGTTCGGGTGTTGCCGGAACCAGATCCATCGAAGCGCGCGCGTCGTTCGCTTCCGCGTCGTCGACTTCGAAAACCTGGCCGGTTGCTTTATTGATCAGTACAGCCATCGATCGGTTCCTCCCAATAGATCGGGATGTCCAGTTCGTCTTCACGCACGAACCCGATTCGGCGTGGGTTCACGCGACCACACACGCTAGCGTCGGCTCCGCTGACGTTCCCACTGTGATAACCGTCGCAGTGGCCAGTTATCTCGATCTCTCCGCCTTCTGTCTCGTCGACAGCGAATTCGTACTTGGGAACGATCACCGGCGTCCCTCCGGTAGAGTGCCGATCTCTTTCGCGCTCGGAACCAAGCCCTTACGAGCCAGCGCTTCGTTGTGCCTATACAGTCTGATGCCGTCCTGCCCGAGCGGAGCCAGGAATCCGTTGCGTCTCTCGATCGCGAACTTCGCGAGTCTTTCGAGAGCTTGCTTGTACGCTTCCGGATTGTTGCTCGCTCCGCCGACCGCATCCTTGAACACGGCGTCCTGTTGCAGCGTCGACACGGCGCCAGTGACGTCGTTGGTAACCAGCTGAGACAGAAACTCTTGCGCCTTCTTCAGCTGAAGACCCTTCGTGTTCAAGCCTTCTGCCAGCGACTCTCCAACCGGTCCCATCTCGTGGAGCTTGCCATACCCGACGCCTTCGACGTCTTCTCCCCACTTGATCTCTCCGGTGTTGCGATCGATCGTTGCTCCGTTCACTTCGAGTTGAGACTGAATCGCGCCCAGGAACGAATCGAGCTTGGCCATCGGAGCCGCGTTCTCTTTCAACGTGGCCCGCAACTTCTCTAGCCGTTGCGGGCTCATGTTGTTTCCCGTGATGCGTGACGCTTCCTGAGCGTCCAAGCGATCGAGTTGCGCTGATTCGAGCTCCAGCTTTTTCTTTTCGATGTCGAGAAGCTTCGAGATCTGATCGAGGGAAGCCGCGCCGCCGGCCGTTCGTGTTTCACGCTGAGTAGTTCCGCCCGTGTTCGTCTGCGTTCCCTGGCTGATGGTCTCTTGCCGAGCCAGCGCGATTGCGCCGTTCTTGCGCGCGTCGGCAACGATTGCGTCGCCCTTTGCCTTGAGAGCGCCCAGAGCTTGATAAGCTTGCTGGTTCTGCGCGCGGTCCAGCTCGTTCTGTGTCATCTGAGTCAGCACAACTCCGAGCCTATGACGGATCGTCTCTCGTTCAGCAGTGAATCGGTCGATGCTCATGCGGCCCGCTTTCAAGTCCTGCTCTTTCTGGGCCATCTGCAAGTTGACTTCGCGCTCGATAAGGGAGTCGATCACTTCTCCAGGGTCGACAACTGGTCCCTTGCCAGCCAGCGCCGCGCCAACGTTGCGGAGCACGTCTCCGAAACCCGCCATGAACGCATACGCTCGCTTCTCTCCCGCGAACGCGCGCGACGGGTCGATCGGGCGCGCAGCATCTTCGTCGTACTTCTTGTAAGCCGCCTCGATCCGCCCGTTGAACGCTCGTTCCTGTTCCTGCAACACTGCGCGCTCTGCAACCTGCTTCTTTGCCTGCTCGCTGAGCCGTCCGAATTCGTGCCAATACTGCGTCGCCTGGGCAACGTAGTTCTCCGAGTTTGCCTTCTCTGCCGCTCTCACGGCATCTTCGCTGGCAGCCTCGACTTTGCCGCGGTCCGCCTCAGCGATGCCGCTCGAGCTGCGCTGGTTGCTCTCCTGGCGCTGCCATGAGCTGGTCGTGCCGGTGACCTGCAGCGGGCTCGGTTGCGGAGCGCCGATCGGTGGCTGGGGCTGCGGAACCGTAGTGCTCGGTGGGGCGCCCGGTGCTCCGCCGTCGCCTCCCGCCGGCATCCCGCCTTCCGGCTGCGGCTTCATGGCGTACTTCAACACCGTCTCCACCTTGCCACGGTCGCCCGCCGGCTTCGGTGGCTCCGCGATGGCTCCGGGCGGCATCGGCGCGGCTCCAGCTGGGCTCGGGACGCCCAGCGCTGTCGTCGGCACGTCCGCCTTTGCCAGCCCGCCAGCGCCGCCGGCCAGCTCACTGCCGAGGCTCGCCGTAGCTCCTGCCATCGGGTTCGGCGGGACGCCGGCAATCTTCTGCGCGATCGACTCGACTTCGGCGCGATATTCGCCGGTAGGGTCGTTCACGGGATCGGACTCGGTTCCGTCCTCGAACTTGAGCGTGATCCAGTCCGGATTCGAAAGAGGAGTGTAGCCAACCAAGTTCTTCACGACGCACCCAACCTTCCGCCGAGCCCGAGCAGACCGCCTCCGAGCTGGAACAAGCCGTTCAAGATGTCCTTGTCGCTGATCTCGCCGCGCGACTTGAGTTCACGCAAGATGCCTTCGAGGACCTTGTCCTGACCGCGGCGCGCTGACTCTTCGCGCCACCAAGCAATCTGCTCTTGCGACGACATGCCTGCATAGATGCTCTGCAGCTGCGCAAAGTCCATCCACATGTCGCCGAACATCTTCGACTCTTCCTGGTTCAGCTTCAGCTTCCCTTGCGTCAGGTCGGATACGCTCCGCGCAATCTCCAGCGGCAACTGCGCTTCGAACTGCGCCCGCGTCTCGTCCTGCCCGCGCGTTGCCGTGCCGAGTTCACCGAATGACGTTGCGGCTTGCTCTGCCATCGCGAGTCGTTGATTCGCCAGCTCGGATGCCTGGCGCCGACCTTCCGCGTACAACGCCGGAGCCTGTTCCATCGCTGCAAAGCGCCCGACCTGTTGCTCCGCCGCGCTCGTGCCTTGTCGCCCAGCCGCGATGGTACGCGCCAGCGCTTCGTCTCCGAATTGCGCGGCGTACTGTCGTTCGTCGAACCCTAGCAGCTTTTCGAGCAGCATGCGCTGTTGCGCAAGGCCCTCTTGCTGATAGCCGCGCGCTTCGTCGCTCAGACCGTACTGTCCGCCTCCGAGATTGTTGAACCGATCCATCGCGCTGGAGAATAGGTTCTGATTCTCCGTCGCGTTCTTCTCTTGCTCGGTGTTGAAGCGGTCTTCGGCACCTTCCGTCGCGCGCGCCGCGTCGTTGTATCTGGGCGTGGTTGCGCTGATCGGAGCTGTCGAGCCAGCAGCGCCGCCCGTCGCGTTGTTGAAGTAACCCGAGTTGCCAGTGGTCTGGTAGTTGCGATTCGCTTGGTCTGCTTCGGCGGCAGTGCCGACGCGCTGACCCGCTGGCATCTGCGACGGGTCACCAGCGCTGAGAGACAGCCCGCCGTCTGCGCCACGACCGACGGTAAACGTCGCTGTGTTCGCGGCTCTGTCGTTCTGCGCCGGGTCGTTCGTGATGTAGACGCGCGGGTTCGAGCCCTTGATGTAATACTGCCCGCGCGCAGCATCGAACTCGTACTGGTCGCGATTCGCTTGCGTAGGCACGAACCCGGTGTCGATGAAGTCCCGCGACGTGATCTCGCCGCGCTGCGCTTGCTCGCGACGAATCGCCAGAGGCGTCGGCTCGCCCGTGTCTAGATACGTCAGCCCGTCGGGTGACGTGGCGCGCGGAGGAGGCGCTTTTACTTGCGACGGCGCATCGAAGCTGTTGACGAACTCGTCGTCAGAATACGACTCCGTCTCCACCTTCTCGCCCGCTGCCTTTGCCGCGTCAGCTTCGCGCGCTGCTTCTTCCGTCGGATAGTGGCCGCGGCCATCAACTTGCCACGTGCCCAAACCTTGGTTGTAGTTGACGGCCATAGTCTTCCCTCACTTGTTCCAGTTCGTCGAGCCGCCCGGGTCCCACCAATAGGCGACGACTTGCACCGCTGCAGCGGACCCCGTGGCTTCGATGAACGAGATTGGATATCGAATCTTCTTCACTTCGAGCGGCACGAGTGTGATCGTCACGTCGTCTGATCCGTCCGATGCTCCGCGCTCAGGACGAATGACGATGTCCGAATTGTTCGTGTCGTCGGTGTTCGTCAGTTCGAGCATCTGAGCTGCCCAACGCGGAGCTCCGACCACGCTTGTAAGGTTCACATCAGCCGCGCTTGGATCAGCAATGACCAGCATCTGTGATGCTACCTTGTTCGTGTCCGCTCTCGGAGCTGTGTTAACTGGCATGATCTTGTCCTTTCATCAGCGGTTATAAGCCGGCCCCTTGCGAACCAGCTCTGGCGAACCGTCGACGTCGACGGCCACTGCGTGAATCCAGACGCCTTCGGAGTCGCTCTCCGGAATGACTTCATACATGAGACCGAAGGTATCTAGCATCTGATCTGGCGGGTCCTTCAAGAGCGGGATCCTGTCTCCGGCGCTGTATTCAGAATCGGTCAAGGCCCATGACTCGATCTGTCCCGAATAGTCTACACCATCCGTGCTCAGATATAGATTGATCGTGCACGGTCCCTGGTACGTGAACAGCCCGCCAACGCGGTTAAGCTGACCAAAGCCGATCGTCTGGAAGCCTTGGAACAGGTTGGTCTTGAACGAATAGGTAATCGCAGCGCCTGTGCCACGTGCCTCGTTCTGCAGATACACGATACCGTCTTGCACATATGCCAAGCGACCATCGAACTCCGCTAGTGCATTGACCGCGCCGACGTCGTCAAAGAACCATGCGTTTTCTTCGAGATCAAACCTCAGAATCCCGCCGTCGGTTCCGTCTTCGGAACGCACAGAGAACGCAACGGAATGCTTCTCAGGGATATACACGGCCGCAGTGATGTCTGGATACAAGTCGAGATAGTCTTCGACTGCGGCCCCGATCCAGTTCACTTCACCCGACTTGCTCATCATGCACAGCTGCGTCCTGTGCCTCTGAAAGAAGACTCCGTGGTCTGTCTCCACGAGCGACGTCCAGCCGTCATCCACGAGTCCGCCAGCGTTACTCACTCGCCGAGCAGCGAAGAACTCGCCAACGCCGTTGCGCCCTGGGCCAGAGCCCGTCACTTCCCATATCTCTTTGCGCGTCCACTCCAGAATCGAGTCTCCGAGCACCACGATTCCGTGTATGTCTCCCGTGACCTGCCCAGAGAACGCCACGAAGCCTTCCGCGGCGAACTCCGCCGGCTCGCTCGGCACAACGAGCTTGCTGACCGTGAACCGCGCTCTACGCGGATGATTCAACACCAAGCGCTCACGCCCTGGCCATATGTACTCGCTGGGTGGCGGAGCGTGATGCGCTCCAGATGCTACACCCGTGGAATACAGAGGTTGTTGACGAATCAGGTCTGTATCGACAATCGGGTCGCTCTGGTCTTTGCGCTCATCCGTCAGCGTCACGTAGGCTCCACTACCTACACCGATCGACGTGTAATCAATCACTGCTCGCTGGAAGTTCTGTCCCTTCGTCGTAGCAGTGGTTCCAAACACGGTCGTGATCGGTAGACCAAAGACCTGGACAGCGATGCCGCTCAGGCCTGAGTTCATCGAGACGGTTGCGCCAGATTCGACGCTCGTTAGTCGCAGCAGCCCCGAGAAGTCAGACGCTATGATGCGCCCAGATGTTGCAGTGTTGATCGTGTTGATGACCGCTGCCAAAGACGCATCGTCCGCGGACGTGAAGCTGACAACTATGATGTCAGAACCGGAAGAGTCGCTGATGAAGAGCGCCAACCCTTCTCCGTCCAGCGTTCCGAACGGTGCGCCTGTCGGCGGATCCGCTGGCTTCGTTCCCTGGATCACTGCGGGAGCTTCGAGCAGAGTCGCCAGTGTGCGCGTTGCCACGAGTGACACGGCCCCGCCCAGAGCCGTCGTCCCGTTGTTGTTGCGCATCGAGTGCGGCGTCGAGCCAACGATCGCGTTCGTGTCGTCGCTAGCACCCATCGTGACGGTCGATATCGCACTGGGCGGAGATAGATGCAGATTGTTCTGGCTATCGATCGACTCCCAATGTAATCGATAGTCGTACTCGGCATCGTTCAGAAGTTCGCCGTCGCCATTAGACGGTGTAATGCTGATAATGCGCGGACGAACCAGAAAACCGCTCTCGCATACAGTGAGCCCGTCGAACACGAGTGAAACACCGCCAGCGATGTATGCGAGGTTTCCCAGGACAGCGACCTGACGTCTGTCAGTCGACGACAACTCGAACTCTGTAAGCTGCGGGATGGTGGTTCCGTCTGGATTCGCTGTCGCGTTCGCCCAGTAATACTTGCTCGTGCTCGAATCGAGTACAATCTCTGGTGGCAACGCGCTCGTGACGTCGGCAACCTCGAAGTCTTTACAGAGCTGCGGCGTGACATCTCCGTTATCATCTCCAATGCTCAGAATCAGATTCGGCGTCCCGCCGACTCCAGAGTCTCCGTATTGACTCGCGAACATCGTCTCGACGTCGAAGATGGGAGTTGAAACCATCTTCGCATCCAACATCGAATCGAACCCACCGAGCGTGTCAGTCGCTGGTGTCCAGCGTCCTTTGCTGACGAATGGCTCCGGGTCGCTGCCGCCTGTGAGCGACGCGCACAGCATGACCTGGCTAGAGCTGACGCGAGCCAGACCGACGTTGACGACAGTTCCTGACGACGTGAACGGAGACCGCGTTGCCAGCGATGCGCCAGTCGTCAGGTTGAACGCTTCGAAGAAGTCGACCCCGCCGACAACGTATCCAATCACTACCTGATTGGCTGTCGCAGAAGCCTCGATCGCAACCGACGTCGCTGTGAGCGCTGAGTTGAAGTATTCCTCTTGCTGAGCGCCGGAGCTGTTGAAGCGCCGCACGATCACGTCAGCGCCGACCTGGGCGATGACAACGAAGTCGTCCGAGCCTGCGCACCGGCAAGCCGCGTAGCGAGTGATAGCGCCGCCGCTGAACAGGTCCTGGGCGACGTCGGTGACAGCCTCGTCGGATGCCGGGACGAAGCGCGCCAGGTCCAGTGCGGTCCCTGCCTGCGGCGTACCGAGTATCAGGAAGCGGTCCGAGATAGCCACAGCCCGCAGTAGCAGCCGTGGCTGGTCGCCAGTGGCCATGCGCTCGCATATCAGCGTCTGGTCGTCTTCGGCGCGCACGACATGCACGTGGCCGAGCCCGCCCACTGGGTTCCAGACAAGGCAGGCGTACCCGCCTAAGGCCGCACAGCCCCAGTTGCTGACGCCGTTTGCCTGGTCTGGCGGGCGCGCTATCTCACGGACCTTCGTCGCGCGCGGGAGCCTGGGGCTGTTGGCGTTGTTGTTCGAGCTGGGCCGCCAGCGAGCTGCACTGCCGGCTGGAAGAAGCTCGTATATGTCGCACGGGAAGCCGTACGAGTGAGCGTCTCCGAAGCAGAATAGGCGATCGTTGAGTGTGAAAAGGTCGTAGGCGACCAGAGTTCCAGCTCCGTACACGGTCTGCGCAACCGCGGTATATCCAGGCCGCACCACCATGCGCCCCAGTCGGTCCAGCTCGACGTTGACAGCGTCGTGTAACAGACCATCGGGCAACAGCCTGATATCGACATCACGTCGGATGCCGCTTGCGAACGGAAAGGTTCTGATCGCCACGCCTTCACCACTCCTTATTGGCCTGGTCTTCCCAGACCATCTCTAGCGCTTCGTCGCCTTCGATAGCGTACTCGTTCCAGCGACGAACGGCACGAACAACAGCCGGGTTCGTGTGATCGGCGGGGCTGCCGATCACGAGCGACGGGAACTTGTCGAAACGCATCTCGTACACGTCGATCACATTCCCTTCGGCGGAACCCATCGAGCTGCGTTCATCGACTCATCGACGACGCTCGTACGCTTCGGCAACGGCACAGCCGGCAACCCGCGGCGCCGCATCTCTTGCAATACGAAGCTACCGGGTCCGCTCGCGTCAACGATCACGCGCTTTGGTTTGAGGCTAGCGATCCGATCGATCAGTTCGTGCAACGTCAGCCCGTGTACGCGGTTCCAATCGGAATCGTGTACAACGATCTCGATACCACCTTCGCCGATGAAGCGAACTGGCTCCGGGTTCTGCATCGCTTCTAGCGTCTGCAGTCGCTTGTCGACTTCATTGCTCCACTTCCCCGAGTGAATGAAAGCCTTGTTCAGCTGTTCGAAGCGCCGCGGCAAACTCTGATCGGCGGTGGGGAACACGCCGGCTTCTAGTCTCTTCACGCGGTCATTGTGCATGTCCCGGACTTCATACACATGCTCACGAAGCGCGTTGAATTCGTGCTGAGACACAGTGTGGCTTGCGAACGCTTGATCGAGCCCATCAACGCGCTTCTCCAACTTCGTCGCAGCCATCTCCGTTGCGGCCTGCTTCCCCTCGATGACCGTCAGCTGTTGCGTGAGCTTCTCGCATTCTGGCTTCGTCCAGTGAATCGTGTCGCGCACGGCTTCGTAGTACGATTCAAGCATCTTCAGGCGCTCATCGATCCGGATTGTGGTCTTGTTCCGCTCCTTCATGCTGCAATCACTCAGACCGTTCTTCTCGATCTTCTTTTCGATATCAGAGAAGCGCTGCGCCCATCCTTCGCACTGCCGTAGCAGCGCCTTTTCGAGCGCTTCGATCCGCTGAAACAGCGTCGACTCTAACTCCTTCAATCGTTGCGGATCGACGGTCTCTTTCATGAATAGCTGTTCGACCCTTACGATTCTCTCTGTCAGAGAAGCAATCGACCTATCGACTCCCTGAAACCGCTCCGCGATGAGTTCTTCGGTCGTCTTGTCGCGTTTGGTGTCAACCTCTTTTCCCACTGACAGGCAGCCGGCGCCTTCGCCGCGAACGTGGCACCTGAGCGACTCTGCCGCGGATCGCATCCAGACAAACAACTCTTCTGCGAACATCGGGTCGCTCTCGACGTCGTCATATAGTTCCGTCGTTGAGTTGAACTCGCGACCATCCGGAAGAACGATGTGGAGACGAGCGACGCGGCGCTGTGCTTCCGAGCTCATGACTTCACCTTCTCCGTCACGATGCCCTTGTTCGCGGTCATCATCGCTTCGTGGATGGTCCGAAGCGCGTGCGTCTGGTCGGCGCTAGACTGCACGTTCTGGAGAACGATCTTCGCGAAGTCGATCGCTCCGCAGCGCACTCGCGAGATTCGTCCGATCTGCTCTTCGGTGGGCTGGTGGTAGTGGAACGAGTCGATGATTCCGCGCGCGCGCTCCAGCGCGCTCCAATACTTCGCGTCATCCGGCTCTTCCGGATCGACTCCGAGCAACTTCGCTTCTTCCCGCCAGTGCAGGTTTTGGTTGTCGTTTCTGTTCTTTCCAATGGTCATGTCTGGCTTTCCTTCTTTCCTTCGAACCGCACTCGGCGAAACACGCCAAGCGCCGTGATCTTGTCCTCAACAACACGCGCTCCCGCGCGCTCGATACGCCTGATGAACTTGTCGACCAACTCCCGACGGTCTCGGTTATCGATCAGGAAGAACCCATGCGCGACAACGCCGCGCAAAACGAATTGCACGGCGGCCCATTTGGATGCGTAACGCGGCTTCCCGCGCGGCGTCCCGTTATCTCTGCATGGCCAGAGCGTTGGTTGCCCTGCCTCGAGTGTTATCGCGTGCGGACCACGAAGCGACGACCCTCCGTGGACCCAGCAGTGATCATCCAGGTCCGCCGCGGCACCGCACGGCAGCCCGTCACGCCTTCTCAGATGTGAGCATCGCCGCTTGGTTCGCGGCGCGTCGTTGGCGCTGGACATCCACGTTTTGCCTCAGTCGAGAATCGGCGCCTTCGGCTCCGCTGGGGCGTCCGGAACCGGCGCTGGGCCGATGTCCACGGGCAGACCGAAGATGTCTTCGATGGGCGCCGGATTGGAGCCGTGCGGGCTCGACGGCGGGTCCAGCATCTTCGGGAGCTCCGGCGGAATCTGCGACTCGATCAGCTGAATGAGCGCCAGCACGTCTTCGTCGTACTTGACCATCGTCAAGTAACGCAACAGCTGGTCGCGCGCGCTGTGCAGGTCACCGGAGCGAAGGAAGCGCTCGGCCATCTCGATGTACGGAGAGTCCGTCTCGCTCGCCAGCTCGCTCAGAACGCCGCAAGCGGCCTTCGCGACCCGGTTCAGCGCCGGGTTCATCGGGCCGGCGCACGAGATGCACAGCGACAGACAGAAGCAGGCCAGCGCCGCTGTCGCGTGAACGTAGGTTCGATAAAACATGCGACCGTCTCCTTTTGGTATTGCGCTTAATTAACATGACCTGCGCAAGTGTCAAGGCTATTGTCAGTAGATGAACCGCATAACCATTGCATTCCTGGCCGTTTCCTGCATCGACATCCAACCGCTACCCGAGCCTGGGCAAGCGTCACAACCGCTTCTTGGCAGCGTCGGCGCCAACGCGAATCCGCTCACGTTCTGGTGGTGGGCTGGCAACGGGCAAGAGCTCCGCCCCGCCCTGGAGTGCGCGCTGACGCGCATTCGCGAGGCTACGTGCCTGCCCGTGGACGTGAGCTTCGACGCGCACCACTGGGTGCGGCAGAAGCCAGCGTCAGAGATGGGCGGGCGCCTGGGCTGGACGACAGGGTCAACGTGGGACTCGACGCGCATCGCCCTGCAAACTGAGATGGGGCCTAACTCGAACTGCAGGGTGCTCACGCACGAGATAGCGCAGCATGTATTGCGCCGTCGCAACGACGACGGACACGTGGCCCCGCTGCTGCGACTCAACCCGGAAGTTCTCGCCGACATCTGCTCAAAGCACGTGTGCGGCTGCTTCAACCCCGAGTCGACGGACAACCCGATCCCCGCGTCCGAGTACGACTGGGAATGCTCTGGCGTGAGTCAGTGCGCCGCTCCGTAAACGCTCCGCCGACTGCGAACAGAAAGAACATGAGCGTCAAGAACTCCTCGACGCTCATGTTTCAGTCGCCTTCGTCAATGACTCGATCTGCCTTTTGAGCCACTGAGAGAAGACGCCGATCGTTCCTGAGTTCTGCCATGCGTTGCGAACGTCGATCAGCGTCTCTAAGCGTATCTCCGAGCGCCTATCTCGCTGACGCTCCAGATTGCTAGCTACGCGAGCGCCTTCATCACGTTGGGCCATAGCTTCTTCGAAGGTGCGTCCCGGGTGTTCCTTCGCGTTCTCGTAGTAGCCATGACGCCGTTCCTCGCACACTGAGCACGTAAGCGCCTTCTCGCCCTTACGAGCTCCCTTCTCTACCAGGCGATCTTGTGGGCGACCGCAGATGCAGCGTCCTTCTGCGTGCAAGGTCTTCTTTCGCTCTCGTTTCTTCCGAGCCGAATAGATGTTGTACGCGCGGCGCTTCGCTTCTTCTTCGGTTGGCGCTTCGACGACGATCCATCTCGCATGCCCGGGACCCTTGATAGGGCGAACGCGGTTCACCCGACCGTCCGCAAAGAACGAGACTCGCCAGTATCTGAGCGCTTCTGCCATTGTTTCTATCCCTTCTTCGACTCCGCGTGTTCACGAGCACGTCGAGCGCGCTGCGCTTCTTTCATCTTCATCCGCGCTTCCGGAGAATGAAAGTGCACCTTGCGCGTCGACTTCCCGCCGTTCTTCGCGACGTCTCGCGTGGCCTGCTCGGTTCCTATGAGTTCCGCCCAACCTGGCGTCAACTTGGCCGGAACGTCCGCAACCTGGCTCGCGTCGGAAACGGATTCTGCAGAGTCTCGATGAATGCGTTCACCATCTCCAGATTGGAGAGCGACGTTACCAGCAACTCTCGAACTTCGAGATCGTACGGTCTTTCCCTTTGCAGCATCCTTGCTGCTGCCAGGTTTGCTCGGATGTTTCTTCGGCATTGGTGCAACTCCTTGAGTCGCCGCGACACGTACTCTGACTGATCGAGCCTGGTCAAGCTAACCTCCGTCGTCTTATCGCAAACAGTTTCCGAAGGCACCGTCGCAGCCGCACGGGCACCGATGAACACCAGGGGCGAGGGGAGCGCATCTCCGGTCAATGATGAAGAACGGCGCATTCTCCGGAAGCGCCTCTGACTCGACGACTTCGACGGTTCCGTGTGACAGCTCAACTTGCACAACCGGAGCGCGCTGATACCCGCGCAATCCGAAGTAACAAGCGTCGCACGGTTCTCCGTCTCCGATCGCTTCGCATCTACAGTTGTTCATCAGTGCTTCTTTCCCCAGTGCAGCCGTCGCTTGCGCAGTCGCCTTGGCTCGATCTTGTCGACTAACACACTGCGGTTGTCGCGAGCCGCAACGACTTCGTCATACGTTATGACGTGAACGATTCGATAGGCGTTCATGTGCGGAAGCGGCTCAATGAAAGCACTAGGGTGCATGAGACGCACGAGACGCTCTGTGTATTGACTTCGGAACGTGGTCATCGCCTGCTCTTCCTGTGCGAGCGCGGGTCCGTCGCGAACGGCTCTGCGCGCCAGAACATGCCGTGGTCGCTGTACTCTTTCGAGAAGAACATGCGATAGCATGACACGTCGTGCTGAGAAGCGTCTTCAAGCATTCGAACTTCTCCGAAGCGCAGCGGCAGCACTAGGGTTGCCCCTATGAAGTCAGCTGGCTCTGGCAATCTATGCGCTTGTTTAAAGCGCAATTCGCGCAGCTCTTTTCTCAAAGCCGCGTTCTCTTCATTGAGAACACGCATAGCATGCTGCTCTTCCGACTCGCCTTTCATCCGATACGGATTGATCATGCTGGAGCCCTTTCCCTCATGCGTTCGACCATCTCGGCGTAGTACCGATCGGCTTCGTCGCGCTGCGCGTTCGCTTCGATGCTCGCTGCCAAGAACTTACACGAGCCGTAGTGACATCCGGCCGGAAGATGAAAACACATGCATCCGGCTGCGACTTCAGCGGCGCGATTGTGCATAGCAACATCCAGCGGCAGCGTCTCGAACACACGAGCCATCGCTTCGCGCTTCTCGTCTAGCTGTCGCTGAAGCTCATACAGTCGATCGTTGACTTCGCGAACCGGCTGATACCCGCACGCAACCCAAGCCTGGTACGTAAGCGCGTCCGTGAACTCTTCGTTGTCATTGCTCATCACTAAATCCTCAACTTCCCGGCGTAGCTCCGAATCTCTTCAGGGAACTCGTGTTCCGGGAACTGCTTAAGCATCCACGAACACGAGTAAGAGCATTCCTTCGCGGCTCTCGTTGACAGCTTCAGCACATCGCGCGCGTAGCGATAGATCTTAAGCCGGCGCTCGCTTCGCACCTTCGAGTAATAGGCTTTGCCTTGACGGCCTTTGCTGCGCCTCATCGCCCGAATTGCCCCACGAACGCGCGATGGATCAGCGCATCGACTTCCCTGATAGCAAGGCTCAATCGCTTGAACGCATTCCTACCAGCGAAAACAGTATCTCCGTTGCTGGATGTCTCGTCATCTAAAAGTCCTGCATAGAATACGAGAACAGGCTTCGCGTTATCGTCGTCTGTCACATCGGCCTCCCGATCTCGATTGCTCCTTCCCAGGCCCAGACCTTCTTGACGCTGCCGATCGTGTGCACGTGTTGGTCGCCCTTGCCGCCGCGCTCTGCGCTAGTGAACACCGCATCGAATAGCCCGCCAAGCAGGTTGTCCAGGTCCGGAGCCTGCTCGTGTGGTTGACCTGCCATTTGAACCTTCTTCCTTTGCGACCAGCTATCCGGCATTGCTAGGTGAAACACGATGTGGCACCCAGTCTCGATGAACATCTGCGGCTGAGCGCTCTTCACAGCGTCTTTGAAAGCGCAATACTTCTCCCAACACGGGCGCTTCTTCCAGATGTCGCTTTTCATCGAGCGCACCTTAGTGTTGGGCGTGATGTTCCAGCGGTTCCACGCATACGGGACAAGCGTGTACACGAGCCCGTTTATGCGAACTTCTGAGAGACCACGCGCTCTTTCGTCCTGAATATTAAGCACGCTTCCTCCTAGCTAGCGCTGCAGCCTTGCGCCGCTCGTGTCGGTTTCCGTTTGGTGCCAACTGAAACGGCTTGGACGTGGCCCAGTCTGCCCAGTCGAGACCGTCGCCTGACATCGCCCAGTCTTCGTACGTGCTCGCGTATTCGAAGGGGCCGTACTTCGGGCAAACTCCCATCGTGCCGTAGCAGTGATCGCAGTCGCCGTCGGTGCTCATCGCTTTGCCTTCTCATCAATTGTTTTCGCGCCGAGCAAGCAGACCAGCGCAACTAGGGTAAGCATCGCGTATTGCCATTCAGTCACAGAATCGGCTCCGCTCCGCTCGGCTTACTTACGGGTTGCATACGCTGCTTCGGGTAATACTTGCCGCCGATGAGTTCCCAGCGCGTTTGCCACGTCGCTTCCCATCTACCGATGAAGCTACGGCACTCGCGAGAATCAGGCGAATGTTTCGGCCATGTGTAACTCGGGATATCTTTCCAATAAGTGTTCATGCGCACATGTCCAATCGTTCAATCTGAATCTCAACTTGCCAGCAGTCAGGCGCGAGCTTGCGCAACGCCTGATAGTCCAGCGCCCAACGATGGTTGTGCTCGATGAACCGTCGAGCGCGACGAACACCGTTCATCGCCGACGTGTGGTCCTTGTATCCGATGGCCTTCGCGATCTCCGGATAGCTCAAGTCCAGCGCGTCACGCAGCAGCACAGCGACGATAAAACGCATACGTATGCGCGTCTTCGAGCGACCCGGGCCGATGATATCGCACGCTCGGCACCCGAAGTGATGCGCGGCAGCAAGAATGATTGCATCAGCGTTCACGGCGCGGTCCTTTCTTGACCTTGCCGCCCTTGCGTCCGCCGCGAGAGCGGGAGAGCGCCAAGCGCGATTGATCGATGCGGAAAGGCTTCGGACGCGGAGCCCCGAGTATCTCTCGCGCCGCTTCATCGTCCTTCGTCGAGCACGCCTTCGCGTATGCGTCGACCCAGCCCGGGAACAGCGCGATCACTTTCCACCCTGCGGCTTGAGCTTTCGCAACTCATCGTCGATGCGGTCAAGCGCTGCATGCGCCCTGATTATCTCCGCGTCCGCAACGTTCAGCTTCGTGATCGCTTCGCGTCGCGCGTTCTGCGAATCGCGTAAGTCAACTTCGAACTTCTGCCGAAGCTTGTTCAAAACGTTCTCTGCTTCGCTCATGTCTCAATCTCCAACGGTTGAATGTGGACGACCTGCCCCAGCGTCATGCCGACGGATGCGCACGCCTCGAACGCGCTGGAACCAACACCGAGCACGTAATGGCCTTCTGGACCAGCTGCTTCGAGCTGCGCCCCGCTCACGTTGCGTGGCCAGATGCGCCAGGTCGCTTGCTTCGAAAGACGAGGCCCGAACGCCTTCGCTTCCGGTACTCCGCTTCTGGACTTCATGTCTAAACCCCGATCTCGGCAGCGATGCGGTCCCACGCAAGCCGAGTGATTGCCTTCCCGAGGGCTGCCAGGCGCACTGACTCGGCGCGCACGCCTGACTTTTTCGCGACTAAGACACATTGACCGCTCGCCACGTGGCACTGCATGGCCACGAGAGCATCTCGCATCTTCTGACCAGGCAACACGTAATCGTCTTTCTTCTTCTCAGCCATCTTTCATCCTTTCTTTCATCCTTTCGAAGTCATCGCGAACCACACACAGAGCAAGCTTGCAACCACAAAGACCGCTGCCCAGCCATTGTGCTCGTGATACGCGGACGCTGCGGCTGCCGCGGCGTATCCCCAGGCACCAAGCGCGCCCAGCACGACGTTGAACGCGCGCATCAGGAGCCCTTCGCCTTCTCAACCAAAGCGCCACCAGCTAGCAGCGCCGCTGCGTACACGAGCAGCGCCAGCGCGGCCAGCAAGGCTCTCCCGTTGGCAGCCAGCGCGCCCGCCGAGGCAGCGGACACCAGAGCGACAGCCAGGCTGATGAACACGAATGCGGCTCGCATCACTTCACCCTGCGCAGTCTGGTCAAGATCGTTTTTGCGTTGCGCGGAGTCGGATAGCTCTGCACGAGCAGCTCCAGACGCTTCTTCTCGGCCATGCGCACCTTGACGAAGCGCGCAACCTCTTGCGCGGTCATGACCTGGCGCAGCTGGTCCTGTAGACGCAGGAACACGTCCGCTGCCAGGAATACCCAAGAAGCGAACCCGAGCAGCGACAGGAACCCGATGAGCCAACCGAGCCGCGTAGCGAACGCCAGCTCGAACAGCCTGTCATACGCGACATACCAGCCGACACACGCGATGGCCGCGGCACACAGCGCCATGACAGCAATGCGCCATCCCAACTCGAACGCGAAACGAACACGATACATGGTCAGTTCTCCTCATTGAGAGAGCAAGCGTTGCAGACGTTGCAACGCTTGTCTTGCGGGCGATGCTGGAGACGCGCGCAGCGCACGTCGCTGGACTCGCCGATGAGATGCCCGCGAAAGAGATGTTCTTGTGCACCGCTGGGAATCTCAAAGAACGCCCAGTTCTCGATCGAGTCTCGGATGAACGCGGAGTTCCACGTCGCGAAGAATATGATCTCACCCGTCTTGATGTTGCGAGCGTAGTTTTTGGTCATTGTCAAGGTCTCCTGGGTTGAAAACAACCCGTCCGGGTTCTCGCCGTCTTTCGACCTGGGCATCGTGGGACCGGACGGGTCAAGTCGCACTCTGCCACTGTCAGAAGGGAAACGCAATGACAACCAGCCACATCGTCACCCATAACTCCGGGCTATGGGCCCATAACCGCCAGGTATGCCCTTCACGCGCGCGACCCCATCCCATAAGCGCCGGGTTATGAATGAGCTGCTGACCATATGTGACCTTATCCTATTCACCATTATTCTCCCCCTACGGGGGTTTCGGTGAATTCGGTTAACACCTAGCCGGGGGGGGAAGCCCTCAGAAGCTTCCCCTCCCCCCGGCCAGGCGTTCTTGGTTGTTCGGTTCACCGATAATCCAGAATAGGGTTTTGGTGAATTCGGTTAATCCGATGGCCAGTCGGTCAAAAGTCTTCCGTCTTGAACTCCGACCCAGCAACCGACTCGTCTGGCGGCAGTGCCTTGAACAGGAGGGAGCCGCCCATGGCGAAGATGAACTGTCCAGCCAAAGCGAGCTTGACAGCGTCCCTGACTTGGCGGTTGTTGCCAGTGACAACAGCCGTGACAGCGGTCGCGTTCGCCAGAGGCGCGCCCGCCTTCTCCGCGTCCCGCACCGCTTCGACGACTTCGCGGACGTAAGACTGGGCATCTCGCTTTGGCCTTCCAGGCTTCCCATCGCTTTCACTCGGCACGGTTGCCAGCGTGTTCATCACGTGCTCTGGCAACTCGTGGAACCGTCCACCTTGGAAGTTGAGCGCGAACCAACTCGGGATGCTGGCGCGCGTCTTCACGCTGGCGCACACGACGATGCTTCCGTCTTGCGCGTGAATCTCTGCGATGGCCGGGTCGATGTTGCTGTCGACCAGCTCTGGTTTCACGAGCACGTGGACGGAGTCTGCAGCGTATTCGAGCTCTCCTGACTCTTTGCCGCATCCAATCAAGTCATCTGTGCGTCTGCACACGCGATAGGTGCTCTGCCCACGATGCTTGAGCCCGAGTCCGAGCTTCTTCATGCTCGAATTCAGGAGCGCGTATCGGTCGCGAGAAGTGCTGCTGATGACGATGATTGAGAGCTTGTAATCCTTCGCCACGGTGCGCGCTCGATAGCCCGCGATGCCGATGCGTTCGCGAAGGTCTACGGGGCGCCCGCCTTCGTCGGCTGACACCAGCTGAACGAAGTCGAGAACCATCAGCGCCGGCCCGTCCGGATGCTTCTCGCGTATCGCGCGAGCCATCACGTCGATGCGTGTCGATGGCCATCCCATGGCTTGCCCGAAGTCTGTGAGCACAGGGAACTTGCGCACAATCTCAATCTGCGCCTCAACGCGCCGCATCTCCTCTGCTGACGCTTGCCCGTTGTAGACGCGAGACCATGTCACGCTGGCTTCTTCAGACGCGAGCCGCAGCGCTAGCTGCATGTCGTCGAGCTCCAGCGCGATGAGCCCAACCGGTGTGCCTTCCTTCGCGACGTGTCGCGCTATCTGGAACGTGAGCTGCGACTTGCCAACGCCCGTGCCCGCCACCAGGAAGTGCGCGCCAGGCCAAAGCCCGCCACCAAGCGTGTTGTTGAGCGCGCGCCACGGCGTCTCGACGGGCCGCTCTTCGCCCGACGCACGGAGCTTTGCGCGCGACAATGCCGAGTCGAGCAGCTTGTCGAGCGGGATGGGCTGCGCGACGGCGTGTCCAGCGTTCGCCGCGATGGTCTCGCTCAGGACGCGCTGCGCTTCGAGAAGGTCGCCTTTTTCGAGCAGACCCCAGACGCGCGACTTGAGCAGCTCGCTGCGCTTCTTTTCGAAGTCGACGACGTTCTCGTCAGCCACGCGCGCCCCGCTTCTGCCAGGCTTCCGCCCAGTCTTTGGCAGGAGCGACCTTGCGCGTGACCTGAGACGCGATGCCGACGAGTTGGTCGATGATGAGCGCGGCCGCTTCCGCACCGGCCTTGTCAGCGTCCAGGTTGACAGCGACACGACGTCCCGAGAGCAGGCGCAGCCACTCAGGACGGAGCTTCGTCGCGCTGGGCAGAGCGATCACGACGGGGCGAATCTTTTCTGGCAACTCAGCGTGCACCCAGGCACGCACGGCGAGACAATCCGTCGGCCCTTCGACGATGATGACAGCGCGGTCTGCGGGAGCTTTCGCGAGCATGTCCCATCCGAGCGGCCACCACGGAGCGCGCTGACGAGGGAAGACCCAGCGCTTGTCCGTGTGCCCGCTGCCGACGTGACGACGCTCGATGGTCTGCGCGTCTCCGTCTCCGTCACGCCAGACGATGCAGCAGCGGTGCTGTGGCCACGCGAGCCGCGTCACATCGAGCTCTCCTGACGGGAGTTGATGAGCGAGACCCGAGTTCGTGAAGTCGTCGCGTCCGAACTTCGACACGAGCGCGCTGACTAACGGTTTCTGGTCGACCGGCAACGCGAAGATGTCCGCCGTCAGTCCCGGGTTAAACGGGTCGTACAGACGACGCGACTCGAGCATCTCGACGACGTCTTGCTGATGCTCCAACGCGCACTGTTCGAGCAGCCACTCTGCCATCGGGGCAAAGCGCGATTGCGGGATGGGCTCTGCGCGTTGCTCCTGCTTCACGAGTTCGATGGGACGAGCCTTGCCGCTCCGGAGCGCGCTCGATAGCGTCGCGCGTATCTCGGCGGGAGTGAGTCCCGCATCGCGTCCGGCTCGACGGAGTTCGTCGGTCGCTTCGCGTTCGGCGAGCAGCCCGGAGCCTATGAGTCTGCCGACCCATTCTGCTCGACGGTTCAGTGTTGCGTTTCGGATGCCGCTTCCCGACGCGCGGACGTCGTCACAGGCGCCGAAGAGCTCGAGGCGGGCTTGCTCAGGAGTCATGGCTTGCTCCCTGCTCGACGCCGGGCAAGCGCTCCCTGACAAGGGCCAGGGTCCCGGCAAGGCATCTGGCACCCGCGGCCACGCCAAGGACGGTGTTGCGTCCGAGCCGGAGCGCATCGGCCAGCTCGGAGGCGCCGAGGCGCTGCAGCTGGCACTGAACACGGAACCGGAGTTCTTCCGGCGGAAAGTCGCCCTTTTTTCGCTTACTTCGCGCAGACATGGGCTGCTTATGTGATCATATGACACGTAACGTGTCAATCCGGTCGCGTTCAGAACGGTCGGCCCATCTAGAATCTCAGAAGAAAAAACACATATCAGACTATAGACAGTCAGCAGTGAACCGTTATATTGGGTGTGTGGTCGCGAGGGACGCGGCCCGGAAAGGCAACCGATGAGCAGCGCAATCTTTACACCTGGGCAACGAGTCGAATTCATCAACCCCACGAGCGCGACGCCCGGTCCGTATGACGTGCTTGCGGTGCGCGACGGCATCGTGAGTGTCCGCGGCATCAAGGGGACGCCCAACGACGCTCAGCACTGGTCAGGACGAGTCGAGGAATTCAAGCTGGCCAGCGACGGCTTCGACCATGCCTCCGAACGCGCGTCTATCGACGACTGCGGCATGCTCGCGCACTGCCTCGTCGGCGGGCTAGGTATGGGATACGGGTCGCCCTACTGAACCTTTCGCCCACACCGAACATCAACGCGAGCAACTACCTTGCAAGCTTCCTCTGTTCGGTGTGGGCGTTGTTTCGGTGGTCTCGCTCTGGGCGGCCGTGCGGTAACCGTAGTGCGCAGACCCGTGCCGCTCCGTCGCCCGGAGCAAGGCCAACGAACCACAGGAGAAAAACCATGTTTGACCCCACACTCTGCACCGAAGAACTTCGCATCGAAGGCGTCAAAGGCGAGTTCGCCCGCGCGGCGCACATGTCGCTGGAAGTTGCGTATGTCCGCGAGCGTCAGCACGAAGACGAGACGGACCCGCTTTTCATCGGACACGAGCCCATCCCCACGAAGTTCGTGCTCCTGACGATCGATTGCTGGAAAGACGGGATGGCGCTGGAGACGCATAGCCTGCGCACCGGAGCTCAGGCGATCGAAGCGATCGAATTCCGGAACTTCGCGGCGGAGCTCAACGCATACGCGAACGACCTGCAGTCGGACGACTTGAAGCCATGAGCAAAGGTTGCTGTGTCGCGTGCGACGAGTTCTCAGACGATCTCGACGTGCAGTTCTGGTGTCCTGAGTGTCGAGAGCACTTCGAGCACGAAGACACGATGCGTGACGAAGAGTTCAGGCAGGCTCTCGAAGCCGAAGAATGCGAACTCGACATCGAAGACCGCATCGATGAAGGCACGTTCGACGAAGATGGTAATCAAGTGGAGTTCGACGAATCATGACAATCGAGAAGCTGACGGATGCAGACAGGACATGGCTCCAAGCGGAGTGGTGTAATTCTCAGCACAACGAAGGCAGAAGAACCGTTGCGCTCATCGACGCCCAGGCCGCGGTGATTGAGCGGGTGCGGGCGTGGGCAGAGACTAGCTACACAACCGTTCCTCGCGCTCTGGCTGCAGCTCTCGCCGCCGCGCCCGAGCACACGGGGCAGCTTCCTAGGCTCAGCAACGGGCATGCGCAATGGTGCGCGTCGCAGACAATGGTTGGGCGCTCGTGCGACTGCATCGCCGCAGCTAACGCCCGGGTGGCGGAGTTGGAGCGCCAGAACAGCCAACTGATAGCGCAGCTGCACGGGGCGGGCGCTCGGGTCGACGCAGCCAATGACCGCGCCGATGCGGCGGAGCGGGGGTGGGCAGCAGCAAAGCGAGAAACGGCGCAGTGGCGCGCCGCCTGTGAGCGCGCCGAATCCGAAGCCTCGGCCCTGCGTGCCCGGGTAGCGGAGTTGGAGGCCGCGGCAGAGCGCAGAAAGGAATACACGGCGGCCCGTGTCAAGGATGCAGCGACCCTGCGCGCTGCCGTACGCTCCGCAGCAGACCGTCTCGAACGCGCCGAGCAGCGCGAAACCGTTTTGGACATTGCAGCAGAATTGAGGAAACTGTGACCGAAGAACAGCAATCGGAATCGGCGCTCGATGCTCGTGTCGAGCGGATGCTAGCGGATGCTGGAGAGCGCGTTCGTGACCGTCGCATCGAGAAGGGCATGTCTCAGGAAGAGCTGGCGGACCTGCTCGGCGTGCGTCAGGAAGCTGTCAGCCAGCTCGAACGCAAGGGGCCGCGCCGGCTGACGACGGCTATCAAGGTCGCGGCAGCGCTCGACATGAGCCCGAGCCACCTGTGCTTCGGCGAGCACAGTGCAGAGTCGCTGATGGTAGCGATGCCAGACCTGGCGGAGCGAATCTCGGCGGAGATGGATCGGCTCGACGCGGACGGAGACGACGATGCCTAAGCTGAACGACGGCATCACGGTCAAGGTGCGCGCTGGGCGCCCGGTGAACGCCAAGACGGGGCACGACTGGGAAGCGTTCCGGAGCGGGAAGCTGATCGGGCAGGGCTGGACGCCCGGGAGTGCTCTCGAGGCGTTCCAAGATGCTCTGGACGACCTGCAGCTTTTAGGCCTGACGACCGATTAGTCGTTTTTCCTTCTGACCACCTTGACCCTGGCTGCCAGAAGCGTATGCTTCTAGTGACTCGCACGGGAGAAACGAAGATGAGCGCCAAGACCATCGCACTGTACCAAGCCCACCTCGCTGCCCAGGGTCGCGCGCCGAAGCAGCCGATCAACATCATGGGCACGCAGCCCCGCACGGTGCGCATCAACCGCTCGAAGAAGCCGAAGTATTCCGTCAGCGGGCTCGCTCAACACTCGAAGTGAATCAGGAGAAAGCCATGAAGCAATCAGCCATCCGCGTTGGGAAAAAGTACATGCTATCACTCGGACGCCGCGGAGCCGTCGCTGTCACAGTCGAGGGCAGGAAGATGTCCACGGGTCTTTTCGTCTGCAGCCGTGACGGAGGCATCGTCGAAGCGTCCGCGCGTGAGCTCTCGCCCTGTCCGGTCACGGATCGCGACGGTAACCTGCTCGGAAACGCGCACGAGATGCCGGCTTGCGATTGCAAGGTCACGATGCGTCGGTCGCTGTGGTGCGACGTTTGCGCAGGCAACTGATTCAGAAGTAAGGAGATTCGACCATGAAGACAATCAAGGCATCCTGTTACACGCAGCTGACGTCACGCGGTCACGAGTTGCGTCGGGTGAAAGATGACACCTTCGTTCGCATGGCTGAACCGTGCGAAGTCGTCGCGTCCGACGAGGCAGCGGAGCGAGACGGCGGAGTCGGAGCGTTCGAGGTAGACGTGCCGGACTGCATCAATCAGTTTGGCGAGCGCTGATACAGTGGCCCTTCGGGGCCCAGCTCTGGGCGGATGCGCCACCGAAAGGGAGTCGACCCTTCCGCCCGGAGCAAGGCCAACGAAGCCGCAGACAAGGGTGCATGGCACCAGTCGGGACAGCCGGGGCATCCTCGCACAGAGGCTCTGCCCCGGCGCTGACGAACAACACGAGCAGCAGAGGAGAAGCCATGTCGAATCAAGTCAAAGAGACCAGGAAGAAGAGCAAGTACCAGCGCAAGATCTCGCGCAAGCGCGGACGCGGTCGCGTCGATCAGGCCTGGGTGTGGTGGTACGTTCCGCGACAAGGGTCGGAGAGCTGAGCCGTGAAGCAGTTCGAGTCACACGGAGTCACGTTCTTCTACCGCGAAGATCTGAGCGGAGATGTGCACATGCAGCACGAGCGCGGCGCCGGATTCACGGTTCCGAGCGAAGCGCTGCGCGCGTTCGCTGCCGAGTTGTTGCGTCAGCATGCCGAGCGAAAAAAGCGAACGGAGACGCTCTTGATTGCTGAGACGACGGCTGCAAAACTTCGAGCCATGGGCGTCGAGATCAACGCGCTTCAGTTCTTGACGGCATGCGCAGCTGCGGATGAAGAACTCTCAAAACAGGAGAGCCAGCCCGCTGCTGACGCTTTCGGTTTCCCGGCTCGCTGTCTCCGCCAGGGACCCTCGCCGCTGCAATGTTGCTTCTTCTCCGCCGGACATTCCGGTAAGTGCTCGTTCGAGCCATGAAAGACAACGGCCCGCCCTGGTTGCGCAGAGCGGGCCGTTGAAGCCACAGGAGACTGACAGAGTGACCATTGCAGCCCTCGACGCCTACCGTCAATCGAAACCTTGTCGCGAGTATCAGCTTGCCGTCGCTGACAAGATGGTTGCGCATCTGGACAGCAACCAGATCCCAATTATGGTCATGCCGACCGGCGCCGGGAAGTCGCGGACGGCCGCAGAGATCATGGGTCGCGTTGCAAAGCGCCGCGGGCTCGTGGTTACGCATACGGACGTGCTTCATGAGCAGAGCAAGAGCACGATCCCGGGCTGCAGCGTGCTCAACATCCAGGCGTTGACGAAGCCGGGCGCAGCGGGCGACGCGCGTCGAGCAGCTCTCCGCGAGTTCGACGCTGCGTTCATCGACGAAGCGCACCACGCAGTCAGCCCGCTCTGGATCGGCGGCATGCAGATGCTTCGCCAGCATGGCCTGATGGTCTTCGGGGCAACGGCAACTCCGCAACGTGGCGACGGTCGCGCGCTGGACGAGTTCTGGACAGACATGGTTGTTGGCCCGAAGTATTCGGAGCTTGTACGCTGGGGCTTCCTGTGTCCGTGCGACGTGCAGCGCCCGAAGATGTCCCGCGCGGAGCAGCGCCGGAAGAAGGTCAGGATTGACGGCGTTGTCAGCTACCTCGAGCATGGTCGGCGCGCAGACGGGTCTTTCCGTCCTGGCATCTACTTTGACAAGACCATTGCCGACTGCATCGACGCCTCACGTCGCTTCAACGAAGCCGGCGTGCGGTCGATGGTCGTGAGCTGCGAAGTCACCGGGAAAGACCGCCAGGATATCTTCGATGCGTACAGCCGCGGCGAGCTGGACATGCTCTGCTCGCCCGTGGCTCTAGCCGAAGGCTTCGACTCTCCGCGCGCCGAAGTCTGCGTGCTCTGCAGGAGCGCGAGCAGCATCGGAACTTACCTGCAGATGGTCGGGCGCATCCTTCGCCCGTGTCCCGGCAAAGAGCGTGCGTTGCTCATCGACTGCACCGGTGCCGAGAGCATCCACAAGGCTCCAACGGCGGACCGTATGTACTCGCTGAGTGGAGCCGGTATCGAAGACGCTCCCGAAGAAGAAGAAGAGAAAGAGCTTAGCGAAGAAGAGCAAAAAGAACTCGTGCTCCGCGAAGAGTGGAAGAAGGTTCGCGCGGAGTTCGAGCTGGTTCGCGATCAGCTGGTCAACACGTACACGGGTCTTCGTCAGACCGCCACCGATAAACAGTACAAGAACGGCTGGGTATTCTACCAATTCCAGAACGAGACCGGGCTTCAGGCTCCGCGCATCATCGAGAGCAAGTATCGCAGCGTGTGTTGCCATTGCCGGCGCCGCGTCGAAGTTGGAACGCCCATCCTGTGGCAGGGCCCGAAGCAGGTCTTTCACCAGGATTGCTGGTTCCAGACACTGACGGATGACCAGCTCTCCGCATACAAGAATCGCAACTCCGGTGTTTCAACGGTGCAACTATGACTCGCAAACGCGCTCTTCCGCATCCGTGGGATCTGTTTTGGGTCTACGTCTTCTGTCACGCGCAGTATCTAGCGGTGCATGGCTTCACGGAAGATGAACACCCATACCCGAAGCCAGAAGATTACTTCAAGTGTGGAGATTACAGACAATGAAAGCATTGACGCAAGAACAGTTCGACAAGCTCCGGGCGCAGCTGAAGAAGCTCAACGACGAATGGGAGCGGAAGCTGAACGAGCTTTGCGACGCTCCGAGCATAGAGGCAATGAAACCGATCTGGGAAGACATGCGCCAGCTCAGCGTGCTGAACCAGTCGATCGCCGAAGTCATGTTTCACGGCGACCCGGCAAGGCACGAGGCGATGGCACGCGAAGCGGAGGAAGCCAGGAGACGCCATGGCAACTGAGTACATCACGTCCGGAGCGCGCTTCAGCGAATGCAAGCGCTATCGGTTCACGCTATGGCGTGAATGGGACGTGTCGCGGCCGCTGATCGTGTGGTGCGGCCTGAACCCGAGCACAGCCGACGAGACGAAGGACGATCCGACGATTCGCCGCGAAGTCGCGTTCTCGAAGGAATGGGGTTTCGGGCGCTACGTCAAGGTGAACGCCTATGCGTTCCGCGCGACGAATCCGCAATTCATGCTTTCCGCAGAAGACCCGGTTGGGCCCGGCAACATCGAAACGATCATCGAAAACGCGCAGCGCGCTCTGATGTTCATCGCTTGTTGGGGCGCGAACATCAACCCGAGTCATGCGTACACTCTCCGTCGTGCTCTGCAGGACTGCTACGGGCTGACGACGCATTGTCTCGGGCTGACGAAGTCCAACGAACCAAAACACCCGCTCTATCTGAAGAGCGACACGAAGCCGATCAAGTGGATCTGGACGGAGCGACCATGACAATCGAGAAGCAGCGCGCCGAAGACAGTCTCGAAAGACTGCATGAGATGCTAGCGCGTGTTCAGGGAGAACTTGATATCGTGAGCGCTGGACTCGCCAAAGAGGCCGCCCGCGCCGATGCGGCGGAGCGGCGAGTGAAGGAGTTAGAGACTCAGCAACGCGCGGACGCGAACGACTTCCACGCATTGCGCGAGAAGCTGGCGGACGCCAGGTTGAGGTTGCCATGACTCCTGAGCAAAGAAAGCGCGCCAAACGCCAGGGAGGCGAACTGATGAAAGCCGCCTTGAAGGCGCTGAAAGATGCTGAAGTCCGTCAGCTGGATCAGGAACGTATTACGCTGAATTACGTGGAATTGCTGCAGCGCGCCGAATCCGAAGCCACGGCCCTGCGCGCGGAGGTGGAGCGGTTGCGGGCAAAGCATGAAGACTGCAACGACTGTGAGCTGATTGGGCAACTGAGAGGCCAACTCGCCGCCGCGAACGCGCTGCTGGAGCGAGCAGCGCGGATACTGGATGATGACGTCGGCAATGATGATGCCGGTAATTGCGTCGAACGCATCCGCGCCCACCTATCCGGCCAGGCCCCGACGCGCACCGACATGGGTGACGGCAAGACGTTTGACGCGGTCATTGTTGAGAGCCAACGAGGGCGCACCGTGCACCTGCTCAGCGATGGCTCATCCGAGCTCGTGGCCCGCGCCGAGCTTGCGCGCCGGGAGGCGAAGAAGTCATGAGCGACGGAATCAGCGACAAGCTTCGAAGCGACCTGACCGCGGAAGATGTTGTACACGGCCAGAAGTGCCGGTGCGGGGAGCACCGTCTGCATGGGTCGCTTTACGAAGAGAAGGAAGACGGTTCCAAGTGGCACCATTCGCCGCGCAAGTGCGGCATGATGCCTGCGCTGGTTAGTCTGACTCCTGAGTTGCATCAGCGAGCCACGCGCATCGCGAAGCACGAGGGGAAGACCGTCGAACAAGTCGTCGCTGACGCGCTAACAATCCTGTGGGTTCGATACGCGACGAAGAACGGGTGGTAACATGCAGATGATGAACGAAGAGCAGTGCAGAGCGATGCTGCAAGATGAGAGATGGCGATACTTCCTAGCGGCTTGTGTCGCCGTTATCGTGTTCAACGTCGTGGTCTATCTGCTGTCTGGTCGATACGCCTGGGCTCGAAAGCTCTGGACCGGTAGGTAACGTGGCAAGCGCAGCCTGGAACAGTCGAAAGGGGCGGTCTTCGTCGTGGATACGAATCGCGCGGCGAATGGACATCTACAAGCGCGATCACTTTCGCTGCGTGTATTGCGAGCGTTCAAACGTGCTCACGCTGACGCTCGATCACATCAAGCCGCGAAACAAGGGCGGCACGAACGAGAGTCGCAATCTTGTCACGTGTTGCTTGGGCTGCAACTGCAAGCGTCAGCACGGTTCGCTTCGCGGCTTCGTGCTGCGCATCGCAGAAGAGACGGGTCAGGACTGGCGGGTCATCATGGCTCGCATCAGCTCGCAACGGAGGCGGAAGCTTTGTTCAAGTATCCATGGGAAGTCGCCGAAGCCATTCGAGCGCGCGGTGGAGCCTTCGGCCTTACACCAGACCGTCTGAAGTTCTTCATACGCCGAGTGCAGCCGACGGAGGCTGAGCTAGAGTGGATACGAGCCAATCGCGATTACATGTTGCTTCACGTGCAACACCTAATCCCGCCCGAGTCGTTCAGGCAACTGCAGCGCTCCGGCGCTCTCAACATAGGAAACGGCAATGGCAGACGGAAAAGCAATGACGCGAGTGATGATTGCTGGCGGCCCGGGTCGCGGCAAGTCGACCTTGGCATCGAATCTAGCGGGTCGCCTGAAGCTGACGCATCTGTGCACGGACCCGCAACGGATGCTGCCGCTGACGATGAACGGGACACCGGATGATCTCGACTGGGGTGGAGAGAACGGAGTTGGGAGCTGGGTGGCGGAACGCTGGCTCGGGCGAGACCGCACCATCATCGAGGGATGCCACTTGGCGGACGCGATCAGGCGCTGGGTTAGAGACCGCCAGCGCGCGTACGGACCGAACCAGCCGCTGACCAGCCAGATCTGCGACAAGCTGATCTGGCTGTGTGACCCGCCTTATCACTATCGGGACGAGAAGCCGGGACAACTGGCCCAAGCTGAACACGTGCGACGTGTTTTCGAGCGAATCCGGGACAATCTTGACAACCTGGAGATCTGGAACCCGTGTGGGTCTGGGCAGTTCCGCAGGAACGACGAACAGACCAGCTCTTTTCGCTTCTGACATGCTTGACCGTTGGCTGTCAGTATATTACTGTTATCTGATGCAGCTGAAGCCACAAGCCGAACGCCTTCTCGTCCGCATCTCCCGCGCGGGACAGCTGAGCCTGTCAAGCGACACCCAGAGCTACCGAATCGCGCTCGCTATGCAGCGCGATGGCCTGGTCATCTTCGGAAACCGTCACGAGGCTCGCATGGCCGCCCGCTGGACGGTGCGCTTGACCGGACTCGGTGAGCAGCACGCAGCCCGAATCCAAGACGCGCGAGTCGACGAGATGAATCGCGACCTGGACGGCTTCGATCAGGTGGTGTCATGAGCGCTGCGAAGACGCTGCCGCCCCCTCCTGCGGAGCTCCAGTCTGCCGTGTTGGAGCTTCAGGCTGACGTGTACGAGCGCGAAGCGAGCCGATTGCTGGCCAGAGCCAACGACCTGAAGACCGTTGCCAAGAAGCTCCGAGGAGAGTACGTCGAGCGATAGAGCCAACCACGAGCCTGCCTCATGGATCTAAGTGCGCTGTTTGGGCGTCTTGGCGCAGCGCCGCCCGTGTGGCCATGAGCCGTGCCGGAAAAGGCCGGCGCCGCAGCGGTCAAGGTGTGGAGACTGCGGCACAGCAAAGAAAGGAGAATTGTGGATCGCTTCTGGAGCAAGGTAGACAAGTCAGCTGGGCAAGACGCCTGCTGGCCTTGGGTCGCGGAGATTAGCCGGTACGGGTACGGAGTATTCGCGATCGGTAGCCGGGCAAAGGCGACCTTCCGCAAGGCGCGTGCTCACAGGATCGCTTACCAACTAGCAAACGGGGTTGACCCAGTCGACCTGTGCGTCATGCACTCGTGCGACAATCGCCGATGCTGCAACCCTGCTCATCTGTCGCTTGGGGCTAGCAAAGAGAACACCCAAGACCGGCACTCAAAGGGACGATCAGCTTCCGGAGAAGCAGTTGGACTGGCCAAGCTGACTGAACAGGAAGTGCGCGATATAAGAACCAACTATGCTCTGTGTCGCGTGACTCAAAAGCAACTTGCAGAGCGCTACAGCGTTGATCAGACGCTAATATCAATGATTGTTCTGAACAAGATCTGGCGCCGCGAACAGGAGACGATATGAATCGAGTAATGCTGTTGGGGAATCTGGGCGACGATCCAGAGCTGAAGATGACAAACGGCGGCAACGCAGTGCTGAATATGTCGCTGGCAACGTCTTTCAGGTGGAAGACGGATGGCGGAGAGCAGAAAGAAAAAGTCGAGTGGCATCGGCTACGCATGTGGGGCAAGCGCGGAGAGTCACTAGCGCGTCACCTTCGCAAGGGAATGAAGATCGCGGTCGAAGGGCGAATCCAGTACAGCCAATATGAAGACCGCGACGGCAACAAGCGGTACTCTACCGAGATTGTCGTTGACCAGCTGCACTTCTGCGAGCGCAAAAGCGACAGCAGCTCTGGCTCCGGCGGACCCAGCCCATACGGTGGCAGCTATGGCGACGACAAGCCGAAGAGCGAGCCGAAGCAGGAAGACTTCGACGACATACCCTTCTAGCCTTGACACGCGCTGCAGTAGCGATTACTACTAACGGCGTGGCAATCATCACGACGAAGTGTCTCAGGCCCGGACGATGCCGAAAGCATCGTCCGTACTGCCGTCACTGTAGGAAGCCAACGCGATGTGATTGCGGCGGTTATCATTACCCGCATCGCGTGGGTTCCCCACTGTGTGCGAAGAACCCGGGAGCTGACGCCCGAATGTGGGCTGAGCTCATTGCAGCAGAAACCAGGAAAGCAGGTTGAGAATGGCACGAGAGAAGAAGAGCCGCAGCAACACCGCGGCGTTGGTCGAAGGCAGTGAAGAGCCGCGCGAGCGGCTGTCGCTCGAGGAGACGTGGCCCGCCGATCAGACCGCTGATCTGGGCGCAACGGAGATGCCGGCGGACGAGGCGTTCGATCCGTACGTCGTCCCGCCACAAGCCGGAGCGCTCGAACTCGGTGTGTCAAGCTCCGGTCCGTTCGTCGCTCCGGCAGCCGAGCAGGCCCAAGCGCAAGCTCCGGAGAGCACGGCGAAGGCACGCAAGCAGACCGTCGCGAGCATGTCCCGCGAAGCGGCGTTCTCGACGTTCCGCGACAAGCTGTTCGAGCTGTGCTTCAAGTACGGCTTCACGTTGGAGTGCGCCGCCCCCAACGTTGATGGCTTGCCGATCGGTGCACACATCGTCGCGTCCGACATCTCGTCCGCAAAGGGAACCGCGAAGCGAGCGCTCGCGGTCGGAAACCACATCTCCGGCCTGGAGCTGAAGTCGTGAACACGTGGCCCCGTCTCCGTCAGTCGATCGCGAAAGATCTGGTGACGAAGTCACCCGAGCACGTCCGCCAACTCATCGAAGGCGAGATGAAGCGCAAAGAGTCTAGGCAGATGCGCCGCGGCTCTCTCGTCGATCAGCTGGTGTTTGGCGGGGCCAATTATCAGGTGGTCAACGCCAAGCTGAAGAGCGGACCGCGGAAGGGACAAGTTGCCGACGACTGGATGGGCACCGAAGCGAAGGAACAGCGCGCCGAGATTCTAGCACGGGGGATGCTGCCGGTTCTCCCGTGCGAGCTGGAGAAGGCCCAGGTCGTCGCTGGGCGCGTCAAGTCGATCCTGCTCGAAGCCGACTTCGCGCCGGAGCGCTGCAGGAGTCAGAACACGCTTACTTGGACGACGAGTCTGGGCGTTGACGCGGAAGGCACGCCCGACTTCTATCACGTGCTCAGCAGCGCCGCGGCCGGTCGCGGACCGGACGAACTTGGGAACACCCCGCCCATGCGCGTCGACACGTTCGACTTGAAAGTCGTCGAGAGCTGCAATCCAGACTATCTGGACAAGCACGTCGCTGACATGGGCTGGGATATCCAGGGAGCCGCTTACCAGGAAGCCGTCCACAAGAACTGGAGCACGGTGCAGCAGCGCGGCAACCACTACATTCTGGCTATCGAAGCCGAATCGCTCGTGGCCGTGCTGTGCCCGCTCAGCGAAGCGTATCTGGAGCTGGGCAACATCCGCTGGCAGCGCGCGCAGCGCATCTGGCAAGAGTGCATCGAGACGAACACGTGGCGCGGTTACAAGAGCCGCCCGCTCGTTCCGCCGTCGTTTATCATCGAAAGGGAAAGCAAGCATGTCTGACGAGAAAAGAACATTCGAAGTCGATTCATTCGCCGGTCCGCTCGCGTTACTGGCCGGCTTCGTTGGTATGGGCGGCAGCGGCAAGACGGAAAGCGCGATTCGCTGGGGACTTGGAGTCGCAGAGGTAAATGGCGGCCCGCTGTATGTGATCGACACGGAAGCCGGGCGCGCTTTGCATAAACACGTGAAGTACGGAGGCGCATACGACTTTCGACACATCCCCTTCGAGGCTCCGTATGCCACGCGCGATTACCTCGAAGCGATCAACACCGCGATTCGCGGCGGCGCCGGGTGCATCGTGGTTGACAGCTGGAGCCACGAGCACGACGGCATTGGCGGGTTTCTGGAGGCAGCCGCATTGAATCTCCAGAAGCTCACGAACGGGGATTCGTCTCGCAATGAGCAGATGTCCACGCTCAGCTACATGCAGCCGAAGAAGGACCGTAACGCTGTCAAGCAGCGCATATTGCAGAAGCGCACCCCGATGGGCTTCTGCTTTCGCGCGAAGGATGGCGTTGACTTCAAGGCAGTGAACGACAAGGGGCGGCGCTCGCCAAAGGGGCAAGGCATGATCCCAATCGGTGACCTTACGTTCTTCTATGAGTTGACAGTTGGTTTCGTGTTCCGCGCCGGGTGTGACGGGATACCAGACTGGAATCCTCACCCCATCCTGGAACCGGTAACGAAGGCAATCGCGAAGTGCCCAGGCCAGTTTCGCAAGCTGCTTGGATACGAAGACAGGGACCCGCCACAGGTAAACGAGAACATCGGACGCGCCATGGCGCTGTGGGCGCAAGGGAAGGCATTCGGCGGGCAGTAACAGCACGGACGGAACCGGGGCACCCCTCACCCCGGTCCGATCCCCCGAACGGCGCCAGGCTCGGACCCTGGCGCCGTTTCCTTTTGCCATCAGGAAGTCTCCTGGCGCCCCGTGGCTGCGTCGGCACGGGTCCGGACGTCCGAGAGCGGGCAAGAGAACGCCCAGGCCAGCTAGAGCCGGCCTGGGCGCGCTGTCAGAACCGTTCCAGAGACGTCGTTAGCAGTCGTCGCTGGTGCCGCTGTCCTCGTTGTAGCACTGCGCTCGGCTGGTCATCGAGCTGTTGTAGCTGTAGGCGGTGCTCGAGTAGTTCGCGCTGGTGCCCATGAGACTGTTGCCGGACTCGTGCGGGAACCCGACGAGGTGCCCCAGCTCGTGCTTGACCGCGTTGTCGACGACTCGCTGTTTGCTGGCCTCCGAGAGCGAGCCCCACCCGGCCATCGCTTCGATGTTGGCCGGATCGATCGTGATTGTGCCCTTGCGATACTGCATCAGCGTTCCGTGCTCGGTCGGGTGCGTGTCGACGTCCTGATCGTTCAGCGCAAACGTCGCCAGCGGCCGCTTGCCGTTGATCACGCCGATCGTGCCGCACTTGATCTGGTAGTTGTTGCCAGTGGACGTTCCCCAGTCATCGCCGAGGTTGTTGATCCAGAATTGCCAAGTCGCATGCCCGCTGACAACACGCGCCTGGTACCAGCTAGAACACGTGCCTGCCTGAAACCCGATCTTGATGTGCTTGTTGTCGGGCACTGTGCAGATCGATCCAGGCCACGGGGGAGTACAGGGCGGAGCCGATTCCGACGATGACCCCTTCGCTGTTCCGTAGTTGGTCGGCACGAAGATCTCTTGGCCCAGGTTCCCGATCAAGACATCGCCATCGGGCTCGAAGTCGTCGGTGCCTGCGCACGCGACGGCGAGCGCAAAAGCAATCACTGCTTTGATGGTGTTTTTCATGCTGTGTTGTTCCCTTCTTCAGTCGACTGCTGTTGTCAGTTACAGCTTCCCGACTGCTGTTGAAAGTCGTTAACGTTCATTGTCATCAGGAACGATCCAGCGGAGCACAGCAACGAGTCGGTCCAGTTGCTGAAGTTGTAACTACCGTTTCGGACGGAATACGGGCTATCCCATCGGTCGTTTGGCGCGGCGATCGACGGTACATAGGGTTGCGTACCCATGCCGACCACGACCGGCAGCACGAAATGCGCGGCATGCTCCAACATGGAGTGATACGCCGTGGTGCCCGGCGCCCCAGCCCGCGCGGCAATGTCGTCGATGTCCAGTCGGATCGACCACGGCCCGTTCACCCGGCGATAGCTGCCGGGCAAGGATTCGGTCAGCGTCCAGTGGCTCCCGTTGGACGGCACGCACGCGAATGAGCTCATCTTGTCGCTCTGGTAGTCTCCCGCGCAGCTTCCCGCGCGAATGGTGACGAACGCGCTGGAGTCGTTTGCGGGTTTTTCCTGGAACGTCCACGGAACGCCATAGCCGTATTCCGACAGGTAGTAGCGAATCTCGCTCTGTGCACTCGGGTTTGCCAGGGTGTGCCCGAACACGCGCCGCGCCTCGCCTTTCCAGCTGCTCTGCGTGCCTTCCCACGGGTCATCTCCTACGACCCTATAGGTGATGTGGGTGCGCCCAGGGATTCCTACGGCCCCACCGACTGCGCACGGAGTGCTGCCTGACAGCGGCTTTGCGAACAGCGGATCGTCCAAACAGAACCCATAGGTATACCCACTGGGGAACTTTGCGGAGATCTTCTGCTCGACGCTGCCTATCTCCTCGATGCTGTCGCGTTCTTCGTCGTCGGGAGCTCCACACCCAACCGCGAACGCCAATGCTAGAGCGCTAAAACAATGCTTTTTCAATGGGATCTCCTGTCAGAGCGATAATGCTCCGACAGGAGTATGTCAGAATCGCTTGCTACTGTCCAGAGCCGGGTCTCGGGTCATCGATAACGACTCGATCCGGGTGGAATAGCACCAAGCGATCGGTTCCTCCGATCGGTTCGTACACCAGCACGCCTTCGCGAGCGTGGGACACGTGGTGCAACAATCGATTAGCTGTCTTCATCGTTACCTTGAGTTCTCGTTTGACGTCTGAGACTGTGACAACTCCGCGCTTAGCTAGCAGCTCGACGACAACGGCTGCTCGCGCTTCGCGACCATGCAGAGCGACGGCGCGATCGTGATCGATGGCCTCGCCGAGTTCTCTCACCATTCGTTGCAACGTGTTGAACCGTTCGTTCAACTCAGGGATCGCGCTTTTGGTTGTCCTGATCGGGTGTACAGATGCGTTCATACTTGGCTTTCTCCTGCTGCTTTTGCAGCGGAGCGCATCTTGCACACAGTGTGCCGAATCATAACCCAGCGTAAAGACGCGGTGCGCCGTGGCGGTTTGCCGCGCAGCGTTGCGGATTGCTCGTTCGAATTCGTCTCAGTATGGTTGACTACTGAGACAGGCAGGACCACAATGGCGATATGGTCAAGCGGTTTCTGATTGGTTTCGCGGTTGTGCTGCTGCTCTCGATCAACGGCTGGGGCTGCTCTGCGGCGGGCTCAGAAGGCCCCAGCATTCGCCCGCAGCTGGTCTTGTCACCCGAGCCGCAGCTCGAGGCAGCGACGCGCGCAGCGGTCAAAGCGTGGTCAGCATCGACCGGGATTGACATCGCGATCGGGCCCGGCGGAGCCCCGGTCAGATCGGAACCAGATCTCGAAGGCGACTGCGCGCAAACGGAGACGATGCGGCGAGTCTCCGGAGAGTATGTCGGCCTTTCCGAGATTCGGGTCTTGTCGGGCGACAGGACCCGTTGCGGCTCAGAAGAGCGCTCGATCCGTCATGAGCTCGGGCACGCGCTGCAGCAGTGGGGCTCCTTCGATGCCTGGATCCAGCATGATGGGCACACCGAAGATAGGTTGATGGCAGCGCAAGCGAACGAGCACTGGGCCGTTGACGAGTCTGCGCTTGATCTGGTGTGCCGCGTTGCCCCGTGCTCGATCTTCGTTCCCGAGAGCGAGTGATTGCATTGTTGCCTGGTCCTTTATCTTTATATCGCTTCAGCATACCAGCGCGAACTAGTGCCGTCATAGGTCAGCATGATGCTCCCGCGCATGCGTATGACCTTATTGCGACTAGCATCGTTCGAGGCGTTCACTCCAGCAAGATGAATGCCGTTCGTGGCGGTCGCGGCACTGTCGGGAAGCAGTGTCAGAGTGTCGCCAGGGTTAGCGTTCGTGCCGTCGACGTTGCGCACCAGCAGCCTGCGACCGTCCCACAGTCGTCCCGAAAACCCCGCGATGGTTGCTGCGCCTGCGCCACCACCCCAACGAAACACCGTTGTGTTATCGTTCAGCGCGATGGTGCCGAGCGCGCCTGTCGACGAGTTCGACTGAACGCGCGTGAACGCATACCCGATGGTGTGATCTACATCGTCATCGTCGGTGAAACCAGGCAGTGTCTGCGCTGCGGTCGTGTCATCCACCCAGTATTCGCCCTCGCCGGCTGGCGGCGTGTTACCGCTTGACCCGCCAATCATGACAAGGTGCCCCATGCTGGTGCCGCTAGTTCCGCTCACGACGCGGACAGCAAGGTCGGACCGCAGGATGACGTTTTCGCCACCGAGCTCCGCTTCTCCCGTGCTGCCAGTACCCAAGTCGAGCTCACCTCCGCCCGCGAGCGTGCCAAGACGGATGCCGCCCGCGATGATGTCGAGTTGGCTGTTCTTTCGGATGTCTCCTGTGGAGATGGCTCCAGGGTCGCCGAACGTCACATAGGTATCGTGTCGGTGGATGCCGGTCCACGTGTAGGCGTCCGCCGTGTCGAGCGTAGGCGACAGGCCGAGCAGCCCCGAGCCGGGAGACGTGAGCGTCCAGCTGATGTGCGCGCTGTCGATCAGGTCGAACCCGAGCCATCCAGAGCTTGCGGGCGTCCCGTTGATCGACAGGGAGAATCCGGACCACGCAACGTCATTCGCGTTGACCGTGATCCCCGCGCCGGCTCCGACCGCCAGCGCGCTTCCTCCACCTCCCGTCAGCCCTGCGCCCGCCGCAGCCGCCGCGATGCGCAGGTTGTTGGATCCGTCGTCTTCAAGGCCCGTGCCCACCAGGTCGGAGACGTCCACGGACACAACGTCGCTCGCGATGTCGATGCCGTCGCCCGCAGTCAGCGCGGGCTGAGCGCCGGCCACCTCGCTCACGTCGATGGTCGCCCACGTGGGCGTGGCGGCCGCGCCTGAGCTGCGCAGATACTGCCCCGCCGTTCCCTCCGAGCTGTTGACGGTCCAGCCGCCGGCCGCGCCGATGGTGAGCCGAGTTGTGCCAGCCGTGCGAAAGGACATCGCGGCATTGGTGAACGCAAAGACAGACGTTGTGCCGGCCGCCATAGCGAACGCGGCAGCAGAAGCGGAGAGCCCGTTGCCGGCGCCCGTGACGAGCACGCTGGTGGAGCCTGTGAGCGATGCGGCGTCTCCCGATGTCATCGTGATGTCGCCAGTCGCGTTGACGGCGAAAAACGTTCCGGTCTGGATTGTCGAGCTCGCGGTCGCGCTGATGTTCGCGGTTGTGGACGCGCTGATGGTGACAGCCCCGACGTCGGTCGCGATGTCAATCTGCTCGCCTTCGACGTGGACGTCCGTTGCAGAGCCAGCGTGCCCTACGTGGATGTTTCCGTCGGCGTGCAGGTGGATGTCTGTTGCAGCGTGCAGCGTCAGGTCGCTGGCGCTGTTGATATCGCCGTCTCCAGCGCTCTGCCCGCCAGGCACTATCAGGCGTTGACCAGCGCTGATCGTCGGGTTACTCGCACCACTGGTGTTGCCGGCCGCCAACACTTCTTCCCATGTGTGAGCCGGAACGTCAGCCGCCTCGATCGCGCGGAACGCTATCGCAGTCCCTGCTGAGTTGCTCATCAGCGCATGACGCGCGGAGCCTGCGGTAATCGCGGCCATCACGCCAGCACTGTTCGCTGCGCGCCCGAGCACAGACATGCCGGTCATGTCCTGCAGTTTCGCGAATACTACGCTGGCTGTCTTGAGGAACCAAGACAGAAGGCCAGCGCTTGTGTTGTCGATGTCTATCTCATCTGAGTCATCGGCAACGCGCGAGTTCGGCAGCAGCGCATCGGGTGATCCGAGTATGTATTCGGCATTCAGCGCAGCTGACGAAGACGCTGAAGCGGAGCTGGCGGCAGCCTCAGAAGCAAACTGAGACGTTGTTTTCCAGTCGTTTGCTCCGTTGCTCGTGAGCTCGACGAGTCCAGCGGCTGTGAATGTTGCGGTTCGCTCTCCGTTGATGGTCGGAGCAAACGTGCGTCCGTCGTCGCCTTTACCTGGACGGCAAACGATGGTCAGTGCTCCGACTGGAGCCTCGATCAGGAACCTGATCGTGGCTCCGACATTCGTTGGCGACGGCGCTGGAATGCGCGCTGCCATCCCGCTTGATGGCGGAGTGACACGGCGCAACGCGCCTTCTGGCACGTCGATCGTTTCTTGCTCGACGCGAGTTGGCGAGTCCTCGGACGAGAGAGCCTGCAGGTCTTCGCCGATCTCTGTGAGAGCGGCGCGAAGCCATGCGTTGAAACGCTCCTGTTGACCAGGAGTCAGTCCAAGATCCGGGACATCCCGCGGCGGACGAAACCTGATCGCCACTGGTTACCTCGTTCCGACGATGCGCGTTTCTTTGAACTGGAGTCCGGGTGGAATGCTCACGAACGGCAGCGGGTCTGGGCGCTTCGGGCATCCGTAGCGGCAGCTGTCTTTCCGGCGCCGGGTGATGCCGACTTGGTTATCCAGGTTGCCTTCGACGGACGCAGTTTCCGCGCCCGCTGACGCGATTACGATGCCGCAGTGGCCCTGCCACGAGCCCGTTGGGAACCAGAGTACGTCGCCCGGGAGCGGGTCTGCAGCGACGTACAGGCTCTTCCCGAGAGCCTGAGCGCCCGCCATTCGCACGTCGGGCAGCCCGGCCACGCTAATGCACCACGAGGCGAAGCAGGCGCACCACGGGTCGCCTCGCTTCGCGCCGGCCCGCTTCTGCCACTCCTCGATCTCAGTACCGGCGTTGTCGAAGAACTCACGAATACCGACCCGGCTACAGGCGCGCGCTACGACGTCCTGACGCCACGGCTCGAGCTGGGCAATCTGCCATGCCCAGATGGTCTTTGGCCCAACGATGCCGTCCGGAGTCAGCCATTCGCCTTTCCAGTCCTTTCGCGTCGACTGGAACTTGACAACGTCTTCAGTCTTCAGGTCGTCGATACTTCGCATTCTTGGCTTTCCGCATCTGCCGAATCCTTCGGCGTTCGTGCCACATCTCGCCAACGATCAAGACCGCGACCGTTGCGATGAACTTCGCGGTACGCCACACGCTCATTGCTTTACCAGCTGTTTCACGAGAGGCAACAGAGCTTCGATGATAGGCCAGAGCATCGCGGCTCCGCCCAGTGCTCCGCCGCGAACCGTCCACTTTTTCACAGCCGGAGACACCGACAGCTTGCGCGTACGTTCCGACACTTCTTCGAGCTTGCTTTGAACCTTCGAGATGCGCGGCGCATGGTCGCCAAGAACGAGGCTTCGAAGCTCTGAGACGGCGCCTGAAGCGTGCTCCGCCGCTTCGCGCGCCGCTTGCGCCTCGGCCCTAGCGTCTTTGGCTTCGCCGCGAGCCAGCGCGACTTCCTTGTGCACGACGCCGAGATGCACACTCAGCGCTCCGAGCTGTTCGGACAGCATCTCATTCGTGACAGCCTTTTCTTGGTCTCTGGTTCGCAGCAACAAGAACGGTTCGTTATCTCGTGACATGTCGGCTCCGTGGCGAGGGTTACCGATAGTAATTGTGGTCACGGACCATCGTTTGCGGTCCGGTCTGCACGATCACTGGCACGAAGTGCCCGATCATGGCTTCGCAGTGCGCGCGCTCTGTCAGAGCAATGTCGTGCCGTTTGCGATTGTCGCGATCGCGAGCCGCAATCTTCACAACGAAGTCCCATAACACCCACTGTACACAGTTTTCGTCAGGGAACAGGAAAAGGTGCGTCGTGTCCGTGATGTCAGTCCACTCGGGCTGATAGGTGATCTTGTACTTGCCGTTGGATGAGAACGGAGCCAGCGCGATCTTCCCGGCCGTGAACGTCGTTGTTGAGACTGTGCCGTGACTCTTCGGCGCGTACACGAGAGGACGTCGAGCAGAGACAGTGCTGGCGCGCCATTCGCTGCGTAGCGTGGTCCAGTCGCGTCGGGCCAGCTCGTACCAGCTGCCATCGCTGTACACGTCGACACGCTTCAGTAGAATGGCCCCGCTGGGCCAGTCCACTAGACTGTACTGCTCATTGGTGTCGGCTCGCGTCGTCGGCAGATTCGCTTGCGACGTCTCCACGAGCGCGAAGTCGAACCCGCGCGCTGTCAGAAGCGACAGCATCGATCGATAGCTGTCGTTCAGATAGAGCGTTGCATCGGTGGTTTGGTGACGCGACTGCGCATCGGCGCCAAGCTGGATGTCTGCCAGCTTGGCGCCGCGGTTGTGCATGGCCGCCAGCGTTCGCGTGACGGCCACGGTTCACACCAACCCTTCGAGTCCTTCGAGCCCGTCTTCGCCGCCCATGTCGTCGGGCGCCTTCTCGTCGTACTCTCCCTCTTCCTTCAGCGCGACGCAGCGCTCGACAGCGGCCTTGAAGGACTTCTGTTGCTCTGGTGACGTGAAACCTAGCGCCTGAGCGTGCATCGCAAACTCGGCGTCGATCTCCTCCTCCGTCTCTTCCTCTGCCTCGTCGTCGATGGGAGCCATGGCCCCGTCATCTTCGAACTGCATGTCGTCGAATTCACCGGCCACCGTCCACCTCCGTAGTCCCGCAACGCGGGCACTCCGCGCACGGCTGTTGATCGGGCTCGGGCGTGGCCACGGTCGGCACGATGCCGAAGCTCTGCGCCACGACTAGCGCGACCGACAGGACCAGTCCGATCGTTTTCTTGTCCACCTTCATGACTTTCTCCGCGCGGCTTTGCGAAGGATTCGCGTCGGGTGGCAGGCGAAAGCCATAACTCCTGCCACCCGACGGAAAAGGGTTACGCGCCCAGCGCGACGCCGATCGCTTTGCCGACGGTCACCTCGAGTGAGTGCGTAAACACGTCGCTGATCGTCGTGCGAGCGTGCACTTCGACAGCGGTCGAGTTCAGAACCAACGCGACCTGTGCTGGCGGCCACAGCACCATGTGTGCGTGCACGGTGCCCGCCGGGGCGTCAGCAGCGGCGCCGTCATCTCCAGCGATCTGGTTCAGAACCGCGGTTCCAGCGCTGGCACTGAGAGTCGACACGCGCAACTCGCCACCAGTCGCAGCAGCGAACGTGTCCTGTGAAATGGCCGTGCCGATGAGCTGGATCGCGCGCGCGGGCGGGAACGTGAACGCAGAGTTGCTGGACGACAGCGCCCCGCCAGCGAGCCCGGGCGAGTTGGTACCGTCGGTGGCTTCCGCCATGGCCTCGGATGAGGCGTAGTGGACTTCACCCATTTCCTTGTACACGCCTGCGTCGAGCATGAAGGCTCGCTTCAGACGAGCGTTGCCCAGCACTGGAGTAACGCCGTCGTTGCCCCACACGTCTTGCTCGACTTCCTGATAGAACGTGTCCGCGTCGTTGCTGGAGCGCATCACCATCGTGACGGTGCGCACAGTAGCAGCTGGAAACGTGACGCCGCGAGAGCTGGTGCCGCTCAGCTTCATGCAGTTCGCGAGCGCGTCGTTGTTGCTGGTCGTGAAACCAACCTTGAAATCAGACTTCTTCTCCAGCTCGTTCTGAGCTGTCACGCGCTGCGCGGCGGTGCCTGTGCTGCCGTCCGCGTAGCGTAGTTTCTGGAAAAAGCTGGTGTTGTCGCGAGTGGTCGGGTCGAAGACGCCCGACGGACCTGAGATGAGCGCGATTGTCATTGTCGTATCTCCAATTCTCGAAGTTGTTCAGTCGAAGGCTTCGGTCGCAGCCGAGCGTGAGCCCGACTGCGACGATGATTGCCAGCGACTTGTTCACGGGCATTCCAGCAGCAGAACGAGTCTGCCGCGCGCGCCGCTGGGAGGATCCGCCAGCGTTGACGGAGGTGTGTTGATGACCACGTTCATCGTGCCGGATGTGGCCACGATGCTTCCTGGGCGAGCGCTCTTCTCGCTGGTGCCAGCCACTGCTGCTTCGACGGAGCAATGCTGTACCCACACCCGCGTAGCTTTCGGGAAGCGAATGCTCGTGATGCCAGTTCCGCCGTACGCCACTGGCGTTGCGATGGTCGGGTCTTCGTCGCTCTGTGTCGCATCGAGCAACACGGCGCCGGATCCGTCTGTATACGTCCACTCCAGCTTCCAGATGGTCTGGTCCTTACCAGACCCCTTGAGCAGAGTTCCACAGCCTCTACGTGCCATGTTGGTCGTTCCTTTCGGCTCTGGCGCGCGTTACGCAGTGGTCGCGAATCGACCATGCGCGAACGGAGCGCCGACGGTGTTGGCGAGCGAAGAGAACGTGCGCACTTCGAAGTCGTTGGACCCTTCCATAACGCGCGTGACCTGTCCGCCGGGGAACTTGACCAGGTCCAAGATCTTGCCACCACCCAGCGCGCTGTACAGCTTCAGCGACTTGGGCGAGAGCACGAACCCGGAACCCTTGTTCTTGTACGGTTCCGAGATCAGGTCCGTGGTACCGTTGGCGGTGTTGATCGTGATCGTGGTGAAACCGTCTTCGGTTTGCTTCGCGGGCGAGCGCTGGAGCTGAGCCGTCAGGTCTTCGTCCGCCGCGCCGAAGTCTTCGGCGTTCAAAACGACCTTGTTGGCGCCCTTCGCGATGTCCGTGTACCGGCCGCGCATCTTCGCGATCAACCGCTTGATGCGCTGGATGATCGAGCCGGTCTCTTCGGACGACGACAATCGCGCGCCGGAGAGCGCCGCCGAGTCGGAGCGAGCCACGCCCAAGAACGTGTCGTTGGCGCGGGACGCCGGAAGATACGCCTCGAGCGGCACGATCACGTCTTCCTGCTCGCCGTTGCCGTGCAAGCCGAGGTTGAAGACGTAGTAATTCGTGTCGTCGACCCAGCCGCCCGGGTTCGCCGCCGTCTCCAGATCGCTCAGGGCAGCAACGCGGATGTAGCCGTCTTCGACGTCCGAATCGAGCACATATCCGATATCGCCGACGAGGCTCTGCGCGCTCTCGCCCGTGCCGGCAGCAACGACGACGTTGTCACCGGGCTGGAAGTTCCGAGCGTCGGACGGGTCCTCGAAGCGGATCGCGAAGGACGGATAGTCGCCAGACGCGGTCTCTTCGTACTCGCCATACCCGCCAGCGAGACCGGAGCGCCCGAAGAGCAGCTGAACGAGCTTGCTCGAGCACTCCGCGATGCCCTTCTCCATTTCGAGCTCGAGCGCTTCGGCTTCAGCCGCCTCGCTCAGCTTCGACTGGATGATGTCTTCGTACGGGATGCGGAACGAGCCGCGGGTCTTGCCGAACGGAACTTGCCAACGGTAGTGGCGACCGTTCTTGTTCTGCGCCGCGATGGCCTGGGCGTCCGTGAGGTTGCCCGACATGCCCGCAGCGCCGCGGAGCATGAAGCGAGACTCGACGGTGGAGCCGCCGGCTTCTTTGATGTCGAAGAGCTTGATCGACGGGTTCGCTCGGACGCTGGTTTGATGCGCCAAGTCCCCATCGACATACGAGATGTTCAGGAAGTTGGTGAAAAAGGTAACGTCGGTCATGACGATGCCTCCGAATGCGAGGGAACAGCGGGAAAGGCTCGCTGCCAGCTCTCGATTCGGCGGATCGTCTGACCCTGCCTGCGGCTCGAGTACGCACCGACGGATTGCCGCCCTTACGGGCTGCGTTCCGTGGGAACGCTCGGGGTTTCACGTCTCCCGTAGACGTCGGGTTTAACGCCTCCGTGGGCGTGCTTTGATACTACCCGACCCTTGACATGTGTCAAGTTCCGCGTTTTGTGGGCCTTTTCGGCTGTCCAGACCCTTTCCTGGGCGGGTTCAGGCGCGCGATCTCGTCCAATTCTTCCCGCGTGAACGCCGATCCAGGGACCGGCGTCCCTGTCGTCTCAATCGAGCCGTTCAGAATGTCGTCGGCGCTCGGCACGTCTTCGGTGTCTCCCCCGGACGGGGCCGGCGGCTTCGGCTCCGCTTCCTCGCCAAGAATCTCCTCCGCGGTCGGCACGTATTCGGTGCTGGCATCGTGTGCGGGCGGCAAGTGCCCCTTCAGGCGCGCCGCAGCCACAGCGGCTTCCAGGTCCGGACGTTCCTTCTCGCCCGCCAGGTCACTGGCCTCACGCGCCTTCCGCTCGAGTTGCTTGATGAACGCTGGATCGTACATGTGGCCCGGCGCTCGGTTGTTCTGCAGATGCTTTTCGAGTCGCCCAGCCGTGCGCTTCGCGGCTCGCGCTTCACGCGCGCGAATCTCGGCGCTCTTCCTCATCTGCAGCTTTCGAATGTCGTCTGTGATGCTCATGATTCAGTCTCCTTCGCTTCGTGTTTTGCCAGGACACGCAACCGCGCTTGCTTCGCGCTGGTTCGTCCTGGGTTAGTTGTTCCGTCTGCCTTGTCGATCGGCGTCAACGCATCGAGCGCCCATGCCTGCATCACGGGATGCGTTGTCCTGTCGAGCTCCAGCGCGCCGACCATCTCCAGCGCGAACCAGCCGAGAGTGCTGAATGGTCGCATCATGACAGCTTAACCAGCCTTATCTTTCGCTTGTCCGCACAGTGCGGCTCGGAATCGATCGGTTCGGACCACGGCGCGTCTTTCCACTGCTGATATTGCCAGAAGTCTGCCTTATCGATCGTGTCAACAATGCAAACCTCTGACTCTTCATATGTACGATTCACGTAACAGACTTCGACGTCCGGGCCTTCGAGAAGCTTCTTCGCTAGCTCGTGCGCGGTCATCGCCCGCCCTCGTTTTCCCACGCTGATACGGCGTCGATGCGCTCGACGATGCGGCGCGCATGCAATGTCATCGTGTTTCGCATCCTGACCATGAAGTTGCCGTTTCCGTAGTAGCGCGGGCTTTCTTTTTCGAGTTCGCGACTCGCTGTCCGGCGATAGTACGTTTCGTCGATCCGAATGCCTGACAGTTTGCGGTCTGCGGTTCTCTCCACGCCAGACCACGTGTCATTAGGCAACCACTCTTGCATATTCGTTGTCATTGGTTTGGCTTTCTGCGTGCTCATGCGGCGCGCTGCTGACGGCTGCGAGCGTACTCCAAGGTAAGTTCTTCGTCGCGCTTTTCCTGCAGCTTGTACCACTCAGGAGTGCCCGGCTGGGGCGGCAACTGCTCTTCCAAGTCGTGCTGGCGGGATAGCGTCAGCGCGTAATGTAGCCCGTCGCAGCTGTGGTCAGCGAAGCGCGGGTGATGGTCTTTGCGCTTCTCGTCCCATGGCACCGTACGTAGCTGGCGAGCGAGCGAATCGCAACCCTCGTGCACGTGCAGCGTGCCGGCGCCCAGCTGCGAATCTGCCATCCAGATTCGTCCCGACTTGTCGCCGCGCTTTTTCACGGCCACCACGGGTAGGTTGTAGACCGTCGCCAGGTCATCGACGATGGTTGCACCAAGCCCCGCTGAGTCAGCTGCGATGTGGCTGACATGGTAAGCGTGCGTCAGCTTGCGCGTGATGCTCGCAATCTCTTCGAGCCCGCATTCGCTCTTCTCGAACGAGCCGATCACGTGCCCATGATGCACGCTGCGGAGCTTGTCGCCGATGACAGTTTCCACGACGACGAATCGCACGATCACCCATGCGCACGGATGATGCCGCCCCAAGTCCAAGCCCATGACGGTGTATCCGCCAGCTGGAATAAGGTGTCGTGGCAAGAGACGGCCGTTCCAACGCTGGTAGCAGAGCCCTTCCGTGTCGCTGCAGAACTCGCCCAGCCACTCGCGACGAAAACCGCCGTCATTCGCCGGCAAGTTGTTTTCGCGCAAGTACGCATCCAGAATCATCTGCTCGCGACCCTTGAAGTAAGGGTTATCCCAGATGGTCATGAAGTGCGACGATGCGCCTAGCTTGGATTGATGGGTGTTCCCTCCGATGACTTGTTCGAAGTACGAATTGGGCTCATAGCCAGCGGTTCCAGCGACGATGATTCCGCGCCCACCGAGACCGCGAAAGTCGGCAGTGCCAGGCCCGAATGTCTGCGTCAGCGCTCGCTTCAGCAGGTCTTGATTCTGTGCTCCGCCTTCGTCCGCCAGGACGAGCGGGAAGCGCTTTCCGCGTCCTTTCTCAACGTCTGGCTTCGTCGACAGACCATAGATCTGAATCACTCCGCCGTTGGGCGTGTGGATCTTGTAATCGCCTCGATTGACGGTA